GGTGTCAAGCATCTGCTCACCTGTTGACTCTGATAGCCAATCTGGGAAGGTGTATGCTTGTCCGTCTATGTTAATTGAAACTGCCATACCAATATTTATCTGAAAGCATTAAAACTATGTTTAATCAAAAATTACTGGTTTTCATTAAAACTATTGTTAATGAAGATAAATAAGTACATAGTTAATTCAGTAAGAATTATATGGAGCGGAAATGAGCAAAGAAATAACAAATCAGAGTAATCCTTTAAGTGCCTATTTTAGAGCACCTAAAATGTATCTTAAACTACCAAGTAATGCAAATTACTATGGTGATGATGTGATTGACAGACCTGACAGTGGCGAATTTGCAATTTACCCTATGACCACTAAAGATGAAATGAGTCTAAAAAATCCAGACGCATTACTTAATGGTGAAGCGGTAGCAAGTTTAATTAGGTCATGTGTACCTGAAATTAAAAAGCCTAAAGAATTATTAAGTGCTGATGTGGATGCAATCTTAATTGCAATCAGAGGTGCAAGTGCAGGAGACGATGTTGAAGTAAATGCTGAATGTCCTGTGTGTAAAGAATCGAGTACTGTTACAGTGAGTATTGATAGTTCATTGGCAACAATGGAAAGTATCGAAGATGCTTACACAGAAAATTTATCAAACGGATTAAAGATTACAGTTTTACCTTTCACATATGGCAACACAATTAAGGCAGGTATAGCCAGTTTCCAAAGTACAAGAAGTATGCAGGCAATTTCAGAACTTGAAGATGACATGGATAGACTAAAAGCATTCAACAATAGTTTTGTACAACTTGCAGACTTAAACTTTGAAATGATGTTAGACAGTATTAAAAGTGTTTCATATATGAATTCAGATGGTGTAGAAGAACAAGTTACAGAAAGAAATCAATTAAGAGAATTTTTAGAAAACACAGACAACACCACTGGTAAAGAAATAGAAAAACTTGTAAACGATATTAACTCTAAAGGAGTGAAGCAAGAAGTACAAATTGAGTGTCAAGCAGAAAATTGTAAAGATAAAGAAAACTGTCCGACATCTTATAGTGCTCCGATAAACTTCGATCCTGTAAATTTTTTCACGGGTTCCTAGGCACAGCAGAGCCTGAAGAAGTTTCAGCCTTCCTGGGTAAACTCGATAAAGAACAAAAGTTAATCATTCGACAAGTTGCAGAGCTGGCAATTTTTAGCGAAGGTGCTGTGTCTTATACAGAGGCCTGGGCATTAAGTCCTATCGAAAGAGAAACTTTAATAAAAACTTTAAATCGTTACAACAAAATTAAAAGCGGAGATAAAGGTGCTAGTTACGATGACTGGGAATCTTTAGATCCTCCGCCTGAGAGTTCACAAATTCCAACGGAATCCTAATTGATAAATCTCTCTATTCTCAGTATCTAATTCTGCACTAAAATAGAACATATTAAATTTGTGATAAAATCCAAATTTGCCAACATACATATCTGCTTTATGTGTAAAGTTTAATATATCTGAAAACACAATATCAACTTCTCTAGTTTCATAATACTCAGCACCTAGTGTTAAGTATGTTGTTCCAAATTTAGAATGTAGAACCTTACTTACATCTGCAAACAAACTACCAACAGTCATATCAAATGCATTTATATGAACATTATGCGAACTATGTTTTTCTTCAAATGCTTTTACGTCTATTTGACTTACAGTTGCACCAACTTTTGCAAACAAAGTATTTGTAAAACTATGTGTGTATTCCATAAACAAGTTTATAGATTCAGTTTGTAAATCTGCTTGTCCTGTACCATACCATTTAGTTTTATTTTCACCAACAAAGTCATTTGTCACAAAACTTACACCTACATGTGTATTGTCTTTACGCCAGTTTAAACCAACAACTGAGCCTTTGTTTTCTCCTGAAAAATCTGCAACATGTAATCCTAATCCAGTTTCGCCACTAAAACTATAACCAATCATATTTGTACTTTCAACATTTTTGCCAAATACATTATTTCCTTTAGTTTGATTTCGTAAATCATTTAATAGCATTGTGCTTTTGAAAATGCTGTCTGCATATCCTAACGGCTTTGTAGTAATATCATTCATCATTTCTAACAAAGGAGGATCTAATACTTGGAAAAATGTAGCAATGCTTTGTGTATTGCTATTAGTATTTGTTGATCCTATAAAATCATAAAAATATTTGTTGTCAATTTCTATAGGATAGTATTTGTTATTGTCGCTAAATCTTGGAAAGTCATCATATAATGTAAATGACCCGCCTTCATTTAATAATACATATGACCCACGCACACTATCAACAATATCTAAATCGCCATCTGCATCAAAATCAATAATGTGTAATTGTCCATCACCATTCCAATATCCATTGTTTAAACCATTTGCATATTTTGTATTGGTATTATATGTGCTGGTTACATCACCAAATGTACCATCGCCATTGTTTACAAAAAATTGTATCATACGACCGTCATAATAAGGATCATGTTTTGTAGATGCTAATACTATGTCTAATAAACCGTCATTGTTAAAGTCAATTACTTCCATGTCGTTTGCATTACCATTAGAACCATAATAGTTGTTAGGTAACTCACTCCAAGGTCTCACACTCCAGTCATTTTGACCATCATTCCAAAATACTGCACCTGAACTATTTTCATATGTTTGTGAGAACGTAGCACTTTGACCTGGCTGAAACCAACCTACTGCTACGTCGCCCGAACCATCATTGTCAAAGTCACCAATTACGGCAGTTGTGGCAAACAAATTATCTGTTACATCAGGAAAGTTTTGATTTACAGAAAAGTTTCCAGCACCATCATTCAGTAACATAGTCCATGGTACTTCAACATTGTTTACATCAGGTTGAGATATAGGCAAAAATATGTCTAAGTCATTGTCGCCTTCTACATCACTTGCGTATGCATCATGAGTAAAACAAAATTCAGGCCCACATGCATTAGCAAAATCACTAGGGAGTTTGTCTGTGTGATTATAAAATTTGCCATTGTCACTTAAAACAATATTTGCACCATTATAAATGTCGTCTAATCCGTCACCATTAAAGTCTGCAACTAATACTTTTTTATTAAGTGTTGTAGGATTTGAACTGCTACATTCTGTACCTGCAAAACATGGATTACCGTTTGGAAATAAATCGTTACTTAATATAAAGTTACCGTCGCCATCATTTAACCATGCATATACATAAGTGTTTGGAGCCCATTCTAATTCGTTATGGTCTCCTGCCCACATCACAAGATAAAAATCTTGCCATCCATCTCCATTTAAATCTGCTCTTTCAACATGACCTCTCTGTATAAAACTATTCTGGATACTACTTTCAGCACCATATTCATAACCATCATGATATCCTGTTATAGTGGATCTAAAAAATCCATAATCAGCAATTTTATATTTGTCAGTTGGAGCAGGCAAACCACTTGTAGTGTGTGCTGTCATATCCAACTTATGTGTTACTGTTTCACTGTGTCCGCTTAGGTTGGGAGAGTAAGTGTGCGTAACCGGCGTAAATTGGTGGCGTAAATCGCGAGGCGCGGTGGAAGTAGAAACGGCGCGGTTTTCAGGCTGTACATTAAGTCCAGCAGAACCTCCGCCACTTGCACAGGCTCCTAATAATAAAACAATTAAAATACTAGCAATGTTCTTTGACATGTTTGCAATCTCCTCGATACGTGAATCCTGGGCAACTGCATTTACCATCTTGAATAGTATATACATTACCCTTACTACCTTGTACCGTGATTACATCGCTGTCAAACTCTTCCGGTCTTTCGCCTATTTTTACAAATTTGCGTCTTGATTTTGAAAACTGAGTGCTTGGTACTTTTAACTCTTGAATTGGTGCATTCTTGTTGGGTTGATATGCAACAAGTTTACCCGAGGAGTTCACATGGTAAATGCCATTGTTTACCTTGTATTTGCCCCAATCGGTTACTTCTTGTAATATATCAATCATGAGTTTTGTAACTTGTCGTGTACCAACAAGTTCTTTACTTCGTCAACATCGTGCAAGTGAACCTTGTCCATTTTTTTGATTTCACTGAGCACATACTCACCATCTTCATACTCGGACTTGGTTATCATTATTTTGTCACAAATACGTTCAAACACTTCCAATGGCATAATCAAATCGCCATAAGTGTCTATGCGAACATACTTTTTGGTTTTTGGGGATATAGTTGCCATTAAACAGTTTTCTCCTCACCAGTTTTACCATCAATGTACTTTCTGCCTTTTTTCATGCCATTAGCACCATACTCTTCCCATTCATCTGAGTAGCCGATATCACTTTTAGTGTATCGCATGGTCAAGTATTTGTCTTTAACACCTAAAAGGTCTCTAGCAACATAAGGTGTAAAACTGAACACATTGTAGTCACCATTAGCCTGAACTTCAACTTGCTCATCTTCAACAACAATGTTGTAGTCAGTGTAAGTGTTTGTAGTCTTGAACTTTCTTTCAAAACTAAATTCTGCTCTCATTGGTCTCATTTTTAAATCAGACTTTTTAAGAGCCTCCACGATTTGTTCCATAGTCATGCCTGGAATCTTAACTTGTTTGTGAAACTTCATTAACAAGCCTCCAACATGCTTAATGGAACATTGTAACGTCCTTGCGGAAGTGTTACAATAGCCTTCTTGATGTTGATTTTCTCAACAATACCTTTAGTTTTCTTAGTCTTTTGAACTACAAAAACCTCGTCACCAACTGAAATACTGGCTTTAGCCTGCTCAGTTTTAACGTTTTGAATGTAAGAACCTAGTGTAATAAGTTCTTCATTCGAGAAATTGCCATTTCTAATGGCTAGTTTTACTTCGTTTAGTGTCATCGTTTACTCCTATATCTTAAACAATACATACTATTATACTGATTTTTATGGGTAAGTCAACCTTTTTTACCACTTTTTTTGGTATTTTTTGGTTAAATATATGCATGTCAAGATACACCAAATTCATCGTAAAAGACCAACGAGCACCTGATTACAATGATGACGATAATTGGCTAAAATCCGCTAAATTAAAGCAATCTGACGATGAATTTATAACGTTTTTAAGGGAAGAAGACAGAGTAGCAGGCATGGTAAACATACGCAAAGTTAGACAAAAACTGTATGCTTGTAGTCAAATTTGGAAACACATACCAGAAAATTTCAAAAAACAATGGTTATTAGAAGAACATCATTTTATGGGTTTGGAGTGGATTATGCCTGGAGAAACGTTAGACCCACATATTGATATTGGTGGTAGAAAAAGCAATATAGTTATCAATATAGGCGAATATCCTGCTACCATTATGCATAGCAACAATGATGAGTTGGAAGAAGTAACAATTAATCCTGGTGATTATTTTGTGTTAAACACTCAAAAGATGCATGGTTGCGACAATTCCAAAAGCGAACATATTGCTGAATTTTTGACTGTTAATGGTAGAAGGACTTTTGAAGAATGTATAGCACTATTTTAAATTGGGATTATGATGTTGGCGCCATGCGTGAACTCATAGAGCCTATTAGTAATTTCCGCACAGAAAATCCTTTTCATCAAAGCGGCGACACCGGTGACTATATGGCGCAACACATTTTTTTGCTCCGCGATATGCCTCTTGCGTTGCAAAACCAAATTGTAAAAGTAACACCTTTGCCGTTAAACGTAGAAGAACATAGTGTTGCCATAGAAACTGTCAAAGCGGACAAAAAAGTAGATTTACACAATGACCACTTAATGGGTTGGAAAAATCCATTGACGCGAAAAACCAATATAATGTTTAACCTAGAAGATGAACCCTTAGAAATTATCCATGAAGATGCTTCGCATAACAAGTCGTTAAACCCTGGAGAGTTGATGATATTGGATGTAACTAAATCACACGGAGCAAACAAGCATAACTTAAATAGAGATTTTTACTTATATACTGTTAATTTGAGATTATCTTATAAAGACACAGTTGAAATGCTTTCTACTTTATAGACACTTCGTGTCTTTCCCAACTGCTTAACTCATTCATTTCATTCATATCGTTCTTTGTTGGAAAGTTTTACCGTTATCATGATAGTTGAGTCATAATTCACCCGTTGCCGGGTGAAAAAATAAGTCATCATGATGAGAATCGTCATCTCTAACTCGGGTGCTACTAGGAACCGGTGAGCCTTCTGTCCCCATACACTACCGTCACTAATCTCACGGAAACCATTAAGACCTTGTAGAGTTCAGTCCTATTGGCTTACAGGTTGCTTTTTCTCATTGCCTGTATCATTTTAATACTGTGTCGTTTTTGTATCTTGCCGTCCACAATCCAGATCCGTCGCCCTATTGGACCACTCAAGGATACCGATATTATCTGCCTCGGCGGGGTGGTGTGGAGCCTATGTGTTTGCCTGTGTTAGTCTGACTGGGTGTCGATTTTTTGCCTGTTACAGAAAGTAGTTATTTCTTTTTGAGATGTTCCTTAAGAATTTCTGATCCGCCTATGCGAACATTAATGATTCCGTTGTAGTATTCGTCGTTTAACAGCACTTCCCTGTCAAACTGCTCTTTGGCTTCCAAGTAACTGGAAATGCCTCTGCTGGGGCAATAATGCAGTATCTCTCTTATGAAGTTTTCTTCTCCATACTTTTCTACATCTTCTTTTAAGTGGTCAGAACTTCCCCAATATTCTTTCCAATCACTTTCTTTGTAACCACGCCTTTTGTTCTTTTTGCCTTTTAAGGGTGGTTTGGTAGTTTTGAACTTAGCAAGTTTTTTACCAACATATTTTTTACCGTTCTTTTTGTTAGTGATAAGATACACAAAGGCTTCACAATCCTCTGGTAAAGTATCTACAACTGCTTTTTCATAAATCCATGGACTACGCATATACACTCCAACTGTGTACATACTTATTGTTTGCAATGTCATCTACATCAATATCTTTGTCTAGTTCGCCTAGTGGCAAATAGCCTATTGCAAGTTTTGGGTCTTTCCATTTGTATGGAAGTTTATGTTCAATTTGTCTGTAAAACATAAACATGTTTATCATTAAATCATCTAATTCTAATTTGTTTGTAAATTTGTTTTCTCCAAACCAGCAATAAACAGTATTACACATTTTATGTGTAAGTTGTATTTGTTCTTGTGGTATATTTACATCTTGGTCGCCAAACAGTTCCATAAAATGTTTACCCACATGTGGATAGTTCATATACAACTTTCCATATTCTTTAGTTGGAGTAAACATTTCATATGCTTCTTCTGGCAAGTCTACTCCGTTGTCTTCACATGTAAATAAGAATCGTTTGCCATTATATCCTCTACTAATATCTTCTAAGTGGTGTATATAATAGTTAAACATTCTTAACAGTTCACGTGTTTTTCCTGTGTGTTCATCATGTAACCTAGGAAAGTTTTCATGCAAAATGTTTAAGTCTGCTTGACTTGTGCTGTTTATCAAACCTAATGTTTTTAATTGTTCACTGATGTCTAATAATTTTTCTTCTATTTGTGTTTGTGTTTCACCAAAGTTGTAAAATTGTGTTCTGCTAACAACTTTGTTTTCTTGTCCAGACATACGCATTAAAAAAAGGCGACTCACATCATTGTCATATAAATTATAACTGATAGTGAAGTCACCTTCGATGCCTAGATGTATGTCTAGTTTCATGTTTCCTCGAGGATTTCTATGTCATTACTATAACTTGTGAAACCTCCTTCTTTTACTACATATAAAACGTTGTTTACTCTTCCCTGTAATTCTTCTTTGTGTGATATTAAGAACACATTTTTCTTTGACTCTCTTCCCATCTTTTTAAGAACTGCCAATGCATTTTCAACACCAGTGGTATCCATGCCACTGTCTACCAGTTCATCTATACACATCAAATTCATTGGTTGATTAAGACTTTCATATATGTCTCTGAATGCCCAACTCATACCTAGTATTAATCTATTACGTTCTCCCCTACTTAAATTATCAAAGTCTAAATCTCTACCATACTCTGTGATGTCAACTGTTAAGTCGCTGTTAAATTTAACATCATGCGGTAATCCTAATTTGTCTAAGTAATGACTTAATCTGTAATTTAAGTATTGTAAATTTTGGTCAATAATTTTCTTTCTAATAAAACTATCTTTGCTTGTTAATAATTTATACAAAAACTCTTGGTGTTCTTTTAAACTTGTATATTCGTTTATTAACTCATAACTAATTTCTTCTATACCTGTATCTCTAAGTGATTCTGCTTGTTCTGTATATGGATTTGCTTCTTTAATTTTTTCTTCAATTTGTTCAGATATAGTTTCAACATTGTGTTTGTGCGATAAAGCATCTTCCATATTTTTATAAAATGTTGTAGGCATTTCAGGAATATGTCCTAACTTTTTAATATCAGCATTCAAATCTCTAATGTTGTCTACAAGTCCTACATTATATCTTTGTTCTTCTTTGATATCCTCTTCTAAATCTTTTGTATATTTTTCATGTGTATGTAAATGGGCAGTAGGTTGTTCACATGCCGGGCATACACCTGCTTTAGCACTTTCTAAATTAGATTCTAGTTCTTGTAATTTTGCATCACTTCTATTCATAGAAGTAGTTTTAGTTTGCAAATCATTTTTTAAAGTTTCTAACTTAGTTGTTTTTTCATTTATATCAACTATTTTTCTATGCGAGTCTAATTCTGCTTTTATATCCGTTTGTTCTAAAGTATCTAAACTACTTTGTAAAGCGGCAACTTTATCTTCTTTGTTTTTATTCCATGCTTTGCTTCTACTTTCAATTTCTGTAATGTTTTGCTCTACACGTTTGTTTGCATTGTTTACTGCTGTAATTCTTATCTCTTCTTCTTTAATACTATCACGTGTTTGTTTTAGTAACTCTTTTAGAACTTCTGCCTTTTGACTTATTTCTGTTATACCTAATAATTGCTCAATCATTGCACGTTGGTCATTTTGCTTCATTGCAAGGAAAGGTTCTGTGTATGTGTTAAGTGCAATCAAATGCTTAAACATTGTGTGAGGAAAACCAATAATTTTTTCAATGTCTTTTTGTGTTTCTCTCATGTCTCCTTGTTGTTCATTGTCTTGTGAATCTACACCATCAATAAAAAACTTTAAGACATTAGGTCTTCTGCCACGTTCTATTCTGTATTCTTTGCCACTAATTTCAAAGTCCACAGTGGTAATCATTCCTTTACCATTTGTTTTGTTTATGAGATTGTCTTTACGAATGTTTGTTAATGCTTCACCATATAATGCATAACTTAGTGCATTAATAATAGTAGTCTTACCTGTACCATTTCTACTGCCATCTCCACCTAAATCTAAATTATGACCTAGTACCAGTGTGAGTTGTTCAGTATCAAAAGAAACTGCTTGTAGGTTGTTACCCACACTCATAAAGTTTTTTGCTGTTACATTTTTAATCTTAAGCAATTTCTATGTTCCTATATATTTCAATTAATCGTTCCGTTTCAACTAGATTACTTTCAATTGTTTCCAATTGTGTAATTACAATTTGGTCCACACTTTCAAATTTTATATCATCGCCTTCAAAAACTTCTTCGTCTTCTTTTACAGGAAGTAAATGTAATTCTCTTACATTAAATTTTTCTGCAAATGTTTCTCTCAAAAAGTTTGCTTCTTCATAACTGATACTAACATCAAGTTTGATTCTTGCATGAGTGTTTTCATCTAAATATGTTTCAGGTGATTCTAATAATTGTCTTAGTCCCATTACAACATACTTAGGACATTCGGGCCAATTTACATACTGTGGTTCTTCTCCCCATGTTAAAAACATAGCACCACGTTCGTTGTCTCCAACGTCTGCGTAATTGTGTGGGAAAGCATTTCCTATATAATGTATGTTGCCTTTGTATTGACGTTTGTGAAAATGTCCACTAAACACATACTCTGGTCCTGCAAGATGTTCTGCTTTTATTCCACCATGGTCTGGCATTTCTACCATTGCATTCATTTTAAAGTATGGTAACTCAAAATGTCCAAACATGTATTTGCAATCTATCTTGTTTAGTTGTTTGTGTTCATCACCAACTAGCCAAGGTATGATAGAAACATTGCCTTCTAAGAAGTGTTCATCTATCATAACAATGTTAGGTAAGTCCCTAGCAAACTCAATGCTGTTTAAGTCACGTTTTTCTCTGTAGTATAAATCGTGATTACCTAAAATCATATAAACAGTATCAAATGATTCGTTTAATTTTTTTAAGTCCTTAATAGTTGCATTCATAGTTGCAATATTAATACTTGCTCTGTGGTGATGCCAGTCACCTAAAAAGATACAAGTTTCACAATCACGTGCCTTGGCTTCTGCAATAAACCAATCGACATAATTGTGACAATCTTTTAGATGTTGTCTACTGTTTTGTTTTAAGCCGTAATGTATATCTGTAAAACATGCGGCCCTTTCAAAAAGGTTTGCCATATGTTTCTACTTGCTAGGATTATTATCTAATTCAGCCTGAGCCATCTCCCTCATTTCTTTAAGTTCATTCTCATGCTGTATTTGTCTACCATAACTTGGTAAGTGACCTTGTTCAATCAAAATATCATCTCTAATTGTTTGGTTACGTTTCTCTAAGTTTAATACTCTAGTAAAACTGTTATTCACAGTTGCAGTATAATATGCAAAAGGATTATCACTTTTTGCTTCATTAAACTGTAGTCCTATTTGTGCTAATTGCACTAATGCTTGTCCACGCATCTCATCAACATAAGTATAACCTCTCCAGTTACCTCTTTGGCTGTAACGTTCTACCAACTTCATAAACATTTTACCTAATTCATTTGTAATGCTACCATGTGTAGTACTAAAATGACCGTTATGTAAACCACCAATCCAGTGACTTCTTACAACTTCCCTAGGGTTAATTCCATTACTGTCTAAAATGTAATGCTTAAAAGGTGGGAAATTTACTTTTGCTTTTGAGTCAGCAACAGTTTTTGTTGTTTTCTTTCTACCTGGTTCATCTGGAATGTGTTCATATGTTGATACACGAAACACCAAAGAATCAACAGCAATAGAGTTTGGGTCTACTGCAAATTCTTTCTGTTTAGGTTTCTTAGTCCAATCGCCTTTAGCAATGGCTTCATCATATGCCAAACGAGACATCTTACTTGCTCGATTGATTTGTGCTTGTTTAATATTTGTTTTGTTAATCTTTTTTACAGACTCAACAATTATGTCTGGATCGCTGTAGTCATCATCTGCAACATAACAGTAACTCAGTTTGCTAATGTGAATCTGCTTTAAAATATCTTTGTTGTTAAGATAGTTGACCTTTCTGCCTTGTGTCATTTATTTCTCCTCAAAACTATGATTCGTTTATATTGTATTATACACAAAAACAACTTTAAGTCAATTGTTTTTGAAATGTTTTAATAATTAAAATACGTTTTTATTTATTATGATAAATAATTGCAGGAGAAGTATTATGGCAGATGATTTTATTATAGATGGCGAACCGGCAGGCAGAGGGTCTACTGGCGCAAGTTCTATTACAGATTTACCAAAAAATCGACAAGATTTTGGTAAATTTGACTGGAGAGCAAGAATTCGCCCCAAGAAAGGTGGTGAAGATTTTGCTTACGGAACAAAAAATGCTAAAGGTGAAGAAAAACCAAGTATATTAAGTCCTTTAAAAGAAAGAGGCGGAATTGTATTTCCTTACACGCCTAACATATTCTTACAAGGACAAGTAGATTATGATGAACATAGTCAGCATGGTTCCAACTATCCGTTTTACACATACCTTAATAGTAAACCTCCTGTCCTTCCAGTTCAAGGACAATTTACAGCAAACACACTAGAAGAAGCACAATACTTATTGGCAATATTCCATTTTTTAAGAAGTATCACAAAAGGTTATTTTGGAGACTCAGCAGTAGAGCAAGGATTCTACGGAACTCCCCCTCCAGTGTTAATTTTCGAATATTTAGGACACTTTGGATTTAATAAAGTTCCTGTGATTATTAGAAGTTTTAACTTTCAATTACCTGATGGTGTAGATTATGTACCAGTTAGATATAATCACCCTACAGCAAAAGAGACAGTAACTTATATGCCTACGGAAACAGACATAATGATAGAAATGGCACCGCAATACACATTGAAAAAATTAAGGAAACGTTTTGACTTGAATGCATTTACCAGAGGCGAAGACTTTAACAAAGGATTTATCTAATGGCAACATTCCACAGCAATAACAGTTTTTTAAAAAATACTCAAGTGACTAAATTCTATTTAGACCTTAACACATTGCCAAGGATTCCTCAGTCAGCATCTGATGAACTCTATACTATTGAAAGTAGATATGACAAACGACCAGACCTTTTAGCAAATGATTTATTCGGAACAGTTCAATTATGGTGGGTGTTTGCTTTAAGAAATCCAGACAAACTTATAGACCCTTTAGAAGATTTTACATCTGGAAAGGAAATATTTTTGCCTAGTACTACAGCAATAGATAGAGTTAGATAATGGCAGTTAAAAAAGGCGAACATAAAGAAGCAGTCGAAGATGTATATCTAGATGCTGTGATGGGTAACATACTGGATCATTATGAGAATACCAGTTACAACCTTAAACTGTACATGATAGGCGAAGAGGAATGGCTTAGAGGACAATATGCCGCTGATCCAGGCAGAACTGTAGTGTTAGCACAAACAGGTGTTACTGGTGTACAAATAGACAACTTATCTTTAGACATTGTGAAAGGACCGGGATCAGGTAACACGTTTGCCACTAGAGCATCTTTTACATTATTTCAACCAAGTGCCGCAGATTTATTAGACCAAATCCAAGCCGCTAAATTGGCTCTAGGACATGAATACATGTTTGCAGATGTGCCAATGTTTTTAGCAATAGAATTTAAAGGATACAATTCAAGTATTGACCAAGAAGATGATGAAAGCATAGATGGTAAGCCTGTTCAAAGTACTGATGACAAATTAAATGATATTGCTGGACCATTCATTTATAGACTACAGTTAGCAAAAGTGGGTGTAAGCATAGACAGTACTGGTAGCACTTATGATTTTGAATGTCCAGTTGGAACAAGCCATGCATTTACAGATGAATATTTTAAATTACCAAAAGATTTAAAAGTGCAAGGCAACGCAGTTGACGAAATGGTCGAAGATTTAGAAGACCAATTAAACAGTTATAGAGAAGAGAATTTAGAAGGTGAAGAACACCATGATGAAATTATATTTGACTTATCTCAATTAAAAACACAATTACCAGATTTAGAAGTTAGCCATGCAGGAGCAAAAGCGGCAGAAGAAGTTAATAGATTATTGAATGCTCAAGAGCAAGGTGTAAAGACATTAGAAGAATATAGAAAGCGACTAGAAGATTCACCAGAAAGTTTTGATGGTGGTGTAGAAGCAGGCAGTGATTGGTTTTATAATCAAAACATTAACATGAAAGAAGGTACAAGTTTAAATCAATTTTTTACAACTGTATTAGTAATGTGTGATGACTTTTTAAATAAAGCATCAAGAAAGAAAGTATTCAACGATCCTGAGATAGATGAAAACGGATTAAATTTAGAGCAGACTTTTACTAAGTGGTATAAAATTGAAGCATCAATATCATATGAATTGGACAAACACGGAGCCGCTAAATTTGATAGACGCAGAGGAAAATATGCAAAGAAAATAATTTACAAACCTGTAATTTATGACACAGCACATCCTAATCACGAGATATCACAAGCAGAAAATAATCTCAGTGAAAAACAAACAACAAAACGTATTAAAGAAATGAATATTAAAAAAGCATATCATTATCTTTATACAGGACTTAATGACCAAATACTAAGTGCAGACATATCTTACAATGCAGGTCAGTTATTACTAGCCGCACCAGGTGGTGGTTACATGGGAGACATGTCAACCAATGCTAACAGTCCAACAATGAACACCGACGGTCAACCTGACTATGATGGAAAAAACAGAGACGCAGAAGTGTCAGCAAAACAATCTGATCCTGCAGGTGTAATGAGTGCTTTAAAAGATAATAAAGATTTCAAACAAAGAGTAAAAGATGAACTATCTTTGTCTGATGATGAATTCAAAGACTTAATGAGCTCAGAAGCAAAAAGACAAAATTTAGCAGAAACAATATTGTATGTAAACAACAATGGTAAAGATCCGTTGGGATATAGACAAACAGCACAAGGACAACAAGATTTTCCAGTTGATACACCGCCAGCAAATCCAAAAGCACAACCATACAAACCTGAGCCAAGTGGTTATTTGTATAGTGCAGATTTATTAGAGGACTATGGTGGTTCAACTACAGTAATAGGTGAACTTGCAGGCGGACAGGCACTAGCATTATTAAAAAGTTCGGCTAGAGCAAAAGTAAAAGATATAGACACATCTCCCAGGTCAAAATACAATTACGGTACACACGTTGTTGCAACGGGTGGACAGACTAACGACGGCACCGCAAGTGCAACGTTGTTTGGATATATGTATAACAATGTAAACGATGCAAGTATATTAGTAGACTTAAACTTAAAAGTAAGAGGTGACCCTTGGTATTTAGGTAAGCCTATGTCATACCAAGAGGGTAGGGAGCATCAGAACCCAAAGAATAATGAAGCGGCTGAAGTACATAACGAGCCAACTCAAGACAAGTATATAAATTATGGCGGAGGCGATAATTACTTTTTGTTCACAATGCAAACTCCCAGAGTAAGAGACCCTGATGTTGATGATGAAGACAACAACACAGGTTATATGAGTAGACAAGGTACTGCATTTTTCATAAGTGGTGTATATACAATTATGGGTGTGACAGCAAACTTTAGTGGTGGACTTTTTGAAGTAGAATTAACAAAAGCACCAAAAGTTACAGCATTAAGTTTATCTAAGATAGACATAACGGACAATTAAGATGGGTTATAAAGCAGACGAATATAGAACCAGTAGAAAAAATCCTGTAGACAAGTTACGAGCAGATGCCGACTTGGATATGGGTATCTACATAGGTGAAGTAATTGTTACACCTAAAGATGAAAGTCATAGTGGACGTATTCCTGTTTATATTCCAATGTTATCAAAAGACAGAAACGATCCAAGAGGATACTTTAACTGTTATTGGAGTTCTCCTTTCGCAGGAACAACACCTAGTGCAAAGGTAGGACCACAAAAAGAAAAATATCAAGACACAATGAAAACATATGGCATGTGGATGGTACCACCTGACCCTGGTAATTTTGTGTTAGTAATTTTTGGTGACGGTAAAAAGAAAAATCCAATTATTATAGGATGTATGTTTCCGGACCAAATGCAAAACATGGTCCCAGGTAATCCTGCAGGAACTACATTTGGAACAAAACAACCTTTGCCTGTAGCAGAAAAAAATAGAGGATCAGATGATAAGAGTCAAGGCAAAAATGTTGCTAGACCTCTTAATCCTTATATTGCTTGGCCCATTATTAAACAAGGGTTAGTTAAAGACCCAATAAGAGGTATAACTACTGCTGGTGCAAGAAGAGAAAGTCCTTCACAAGTTTATGGTATATTAACACCTGGCCCAATGGACAAAAATGTTGACACAGGTGCAATGGATGGAACAAATAGATTAGGTGGTCATAGTTTTGTAATGGATGACCATTTAGACCAAAGACATATTAGATTAAGAACAGCAGGAGGTTCCCAACTATTATTAGATGATACAAATGAAATTGTGTATGTTATTAATAGTCCTGGTACCGCATGGGTTGAATTGGCAAAAGACGGAAGTATTAATGTGTTTAGTGATGAAGATTTAAACATGAGAGCAACATCAAACGTAAACATTAGAGCAGACGATACAGTTAATATAGACGGTGGAAAGAGAGTAAACATAAATGCAGGGCTATTAGAATCTGCAGGCAGTACTGTAGACACATTAAAATTGGGTGCAGAAACAGGCGGCGATATTTTCTTACAAGCAGGTGACACCATTAATTCATTAACAAACAAAAGTATTAAAATGCAATCCAAAGATGGAGACATAGAAGTATCTACAAAAGGTATGGTAGCATTATACGGCGAAGGTTCTATTAAAACAAAAACAACAGGAAGTACAACAATTGAGTCAGGTGCTGATTCATTTGTAAGTTCAGGAGGTAGTGCCCATATTGTATCTGGCGGACAAAGTTTTGTCAAAGGAAGTACAGTTCATTTAAATGATGGCGGGTCTTCAAGTTCAGGTGTTGTACCTGGTCCAATAGAACCATTAACAGTAACAGTATTCAAAGATGAACCTACAAGTATTCCTGTTTTTTCTTATGACCATGAAAGTCCAGGAAACAAAAATCCAATACCAACGGGCGGTGTGAGAAAATCTGACCCTGGTGAATTACCAACAAATGTTACTGACACAGCAGGCTTCAAAGATGAACGTGGAGAAAAAATAGATGTTGCAAGTACAACAACTATGATAACCACCAGAGAACCTTGGTTTAATCATTTAACAGAAGACAAAACTGTACCCACAGGTTATACAGAAGACCAACGTGAAGTAGATAGAGACTTAGGCAGGAGATATCCTCCAGCAACATCTGGCACAGGATATGAAGGACCTGATAGTGTTGTAAATGATGATGGCTCTTATGACTTAGGAACAGGTTTTGATGGAGTAGAAGGTGGCATGTTGGACCAACATGTAAGAAATCAATATTTTGATCCTGCCACAGGTGCTCCTAAAAATCCACCAACTGCTAGTAGCATGGTTCCAGATTACAAGGCAATGCCAAATATGAAATCTCAAATGGCAATGGGAGGAGGACTAGCAACAACGTTTGACGGTCAAGTTGCTCCAGCACTCACAGATGGAATTTCAACTTCAACGCATTTTAGTGCAGGTGAAGTACCTTTATCTTTTGCAGGTGACTTTGATGCTATACCACCAGACATGGGTGGTGCTACTGTAATGGGATATAAACACATACTGGGAGATGCAGAAAGAGAAGCAGGTTGCATTGCATGGGGAGATGGTAAAAACTTTGATCCTACATCAGCAACAACCATGATATATCCAAAAGGTTCTAAATCTTTGTCCACAAAAGAAATTTCAGACATAGTTGCTAATGCAGGACCTAACACAGATTTATCTAAATACGGAATAGAAAAAGCCAGTTCTATTATGCCAAAAAAGTTTGGTAGTAATGACCAGGCTTATGTTGTTAGAGATGATAGAACAAAGAGCATGATGTTTGTAAACAGAAACTCAACAGGCATAAGCAAACAGGCTAGTAAAAATTTATTAGCAAATGATTTATTACAGCATGGATTGGGTGTAAGAAATACAATTAAAAAACCAATGTCATTAGGACAAATAGCGGCTACAACATTGTTACATCATCACACTGGACCTAGTATATTTCAACAACACCCTGTAGTTAGTTTACTTAACAAAAGCAACAACAGTACAAAAAGAAATGTTGCTAGAATGTTTCTTTATGAAAAAGGTAATTCATCTAACTATGTCAGCAAAGGAAATTTAATGAGTCTCTTGTTTCAATCATCAGATAGCATGTGGCCCAAAATTGCAATGATTTTGGCTAAAAATGGTGATTATGATTTAAAAGCCTACGAACTTTTAGACCTACATAGACAAGTAAAAAGACTCAGACCTTACAATTAATTTCTTGTTTTAACAATCTTAATTCTTTTTCTAAATCAGAAAGTCTAACATAGGCTCTGTATTTGCCGTCTTGTTCTTCTTTTACTGCATCTCTTAGAAAATCGTTTTCTTGCTGTAATGCTCTCAAATTATTATTTGCTTGTACTAGCATTACTCTAAGTTCTTCTTCCAGGGTATTATTTAAAGATGTATTAACGTTACTCACTTACAACTCCAAAGGTGTGATGTTTAATTATATTTACCGTGTCATAACATAAGAGTACTTCGTTATGGCTCAAAGGAACTTCAATTGTTTTACAATTTGAAAATCCTTCAGGTACTGACCTTTGAGTTAATAAAGTTAGCAGTCCATCATTAGCGGCTCCCATGCCTGCCAAATCATTTCCAGACCCACCTTCTGCTCCAGTAGTTACAACATTAAGTATTGGAATATCTAATTCCATTTGTTGAATTTCTTTTATAAAATTACTGTTAGGCTTCATATTCATAAACAATTTACTTTGTCTAAATACCATACTAAGCCAACCTGCAGTTCTACTGCCGTTCCAAGGAGAACTTAATGTTACAATGTTTTGTATTTTGTCATTGTTACTTGCAAACAGAGATGCTAGTAGTCCTCCATAACTATGAGAAATTATAAAGAAAGGCTCAACGCCAAACTTTGCATGAGTTTGCATTTCAAATCGTTTGAGAATTGTCTCTGGATCTTCTTGAGTTTGATATTCTAATTCTATTAAGTTGTGCTCAGGCAGAAAGATTTCTAAGTAATTAAAACTGTGTCCGCTCTGTCCCGAGCCATGAATGAATGCTACATTAGGTAAGTTCTGCATCTAGTATTAATTTCTCCATGTCTAAAAGTTCTGAGGGAATGGAGTTTTTAGGCTGACCCACCATATTGACCATTTCAAATAGTACATATTTCTTGGTGTGGTAGTCAAAAATACCGATGGAATGCACTCTTTTATTACGGAAGTGCATCATTTTACGGAATCTAGGACCATATCCGGTAGTCCACTTATATCCGTTTGCCGCAATAAGTTTATTGGCTTTATGGGCCTGCTCAACAATATTGTTAAACTTTTCTAAAATGTTTTTCATTTGTTTTCCTATGTATAACAAAAACACGCATAATTTCTTATGCTCTCAGTATTATGTAGTAAAAGTAACCCAAAGTCAACCTTTTTTTTGGCTATATTAAAACGTGTTTTAACTGACATAGATAAATATTGATATGGCAAACATTTACAAAGGCTTTAGTACAAAGGACAGGATCAGACCACCATACACACTAACAAATGGTGAGGCTGTGAAAAATGACCTACTCAACGAGTTGTCTACCAGAAGAGGTGAACGTGTAATGCGTCCTAACTATGGTACTAAAATTTACGACTTAATAATGAATCCTTTAGATGATTATGTTGAACAAGAAATTAGAGAAGAAGTTCAACGTATTTGTTTAAAAGATCCTAGAGTTGAAATTGAGAGTGTATTTACGCAAGTAATAGACCACACAATTAGGGTACAAGTACAATTATTATTAAAGCCGTTTTTAGATGAAGATACCTTGTTTATAGAATATACACAAGATAGCAAAGAGATTTAAACATGGCGTTGAGCAACAGACAGAACAATTTATTCGCGGCAGAAGATTGGGACGTAGCCTATCAGGCATATAGCCAAGTAAACTTTCAGGCATACGATTTTGAAACAATTCGTACTGCAATGATTGACTACATTAGGACTAACTTCCCAGAAAACTTCAACGACTACATTGAAAGTTCAGAGTTCATTGCTATTATAGAATTGTTAGCATATTTGGCTCAAAGTATTGCATTCAGAATGGATGTTAATACTAGAGAGAACTTTTTAGAAACTGCAGAAAGAAGAGACTCAGTATTCAAACTAGCAAGACAATTAGGATACAATCCAAAAAGAAATATTGCGGCTAGTGGCTTGCTAAAAGTAGTAAGTATTTCAACAACAGAGCCATTAACAGATAGTGCCAGTACAGAAATTGGAAATAGAACTGTTACATGGAACGATGCTAACAATCCAGACGCATACGAACAATTCATTACAATAATGAATAGTGCATTTGGTAACGTCAACAGATTCAGTAAACCTGTAAAGACAGGTTCTATTAATAAAATTATTACCGATTTATATGAAATTAATACAGGAATAAATCAGCCATTTGTTTACAAGTATAAAAAGAATATAAACGGTGTTAGCAGAGACTTCGAAATTGTAAATGCAGATTTTGAAGACAACAGTCATTTTTACGAAAAACATCCTGACCCAACAAATAACTTTGGAATAATACACAGGAATGATGGATTAGGACTATCAAGCACAAATAACGGATTCTTCTTAATGTTCAAACAAGGAACATTAAACTCAGTAACTTATAATTTTGAAGAGCCTGTAGAAAATAGAAGACAAGTAATTGGTGCAGAGGGAATAAATGAAACGGACGTTTATTTCCAACAAATAAATGATAACAATGTAGTGCTTACAAAATGGAAAAAAATTCCAAACACAGTTGGACAAACTTTGCAGTTTAACACATTAGCAAAAAGTAGTCCTTTGTTGTATGCAATACAGAATGTAGGAACAGACGGTATTGAACTTCAATTTGCAGATGGAAACTTTGCAAATGTTCCAGTTGGAAACTACAGAGCATTTTATAGAGTAAGTGCAAATGAAAGATACAGCATACAGCCAGACGACGTCGGTGATGTAGTAACAACTGTACCTTACATAAATCAAAGAGGTGAAAGTTATGTCTTAACAATTACATCTAGATTGCAAGTAGCAATTAACAATGCATTGCCTGAAGAAACATTGGCAGGTATTAAAGAAAGAGCACCACAAAGTTTTTATGCACAAGACAGAATGGTATCGGCACAAGATTATCAAGTACTGCCTTTAGCAAAAAGCACAAACATCGAAAAATTAAAAGTTACTAATAGAACACATGCTGGTCACAGTAGGTATATTGATATCACAGATCCTACATCAACATTCCAAACAACAACTTCTATTGCAGAAGACGGAGCACTTTATAAAGAAAGTGTTGCAGGATCAGGTTCTTTTATAATTGACAACAATAATACTGCTACTGAGCAGATTGAAAAAGTACTTCCACTTTATCTTAAAAATCTAGAATTACAAGATTTTGTTTATAGTGATTTTAGAGATAAATGGAAACAAGCACAACCAAATAAATTTTTATTGGATCAGTATGGCATTAAATGGAATACATTGCCTAAAACTGACCTTAACGACACAGGATTTTTAACAGAAACATTTACTAACGTAGGAACTGTTAGTGATGTTAATATAGCAAATAGTAACCTAGCATTAATACAACCAGGTCACTTAATAAAATTTGTAGACCCTAACGACATAACCATACAACAATGGGTAAAAATTGTTTCTATCAGAGACAACGGCAGACGTGTAAGTTCAAGTACAACTGCAAATGGGCCTTTTAGATTAAGTGAGAATGTAAAAGACGGTTGGCTAGGTAAAGAAATTATTACAACATTAAGAACTAGATTTTATGAAGTTGAACAAGCAAGAATTAAAGCCGCAATTGACAGTAAGAAAACTTTTGGTTTAGGTTATGACGCAACAGCAGATTTGTTTTATGTAATCAACAACAATAATATAGATTTAAAAAGTACATTTGATACAGGTAACGCAAAAGATACATCAGGTAATCAAAGGGACAGAAGTTGGATCATTAAATTTGTATATGAATCAATTGATACATTGTCTTACAGATATAATGTCGAATTGCGTGGTACAAGATACATTTTCGAAAGTTTTGAAGATGTAAGATTTTACAACATTAATGAAAACAGAATAGTAGATAGTTTTACAGGTAGAGCAAAATATGATACTTTAGAATTACCAACACTTAATACAAAAGGAAGTAGTGTAGAAACATTCGAATGGAGAGATACTTCAACAACTCCAGACTTTATTGGAGACAAGTGGTACTCTACAGGTGATGGTGTTACATTCACAGATATTCCTTTGAAAACTAGAAACATACGTTTTGACCAAGTTGAAATAGATGTTACAACTAACTTTGGACTATTTAAAAATGGAGATTCTACAGGTAATAGTTTTGTAAACAATTATAATATTGCATTAGGAACAAACTTTGACACCTCAGATTTAACAAGTAATATCAACGTTACAATTTCAAACAACACAGGTCAAATTCACAGTTTACCTGACAGTTTAAATGTTGACTTTACTTCTAGTACATTTGGTCATAGCATAATGAATGCAAATGGACATATTAGTTACAAGCATAATAATACTGTTTATAATGACGTTGGTAATGTATCAAACATGCAAGGCGGACACATTTATGTTGCTAATGCAAATGTATCTGCAGGAACAGGTACATTAGTTGTAACAAACTTTGATACTAACAGACACTATGCAATTGATAGTAGTGGACTATCAAGTAAAGATGTTTTAAACATCAATTATATTAGAGCAAAAGATAAATTAGACAAGTCTATTACATGGGCGGCAGTGAAAAACTTTACATACGCAGACGGACATACTGATGCAAGAAAAGTACAAGTAACTCCATTTAATTCAACAAATGATGACAGCCCAGACAATCCAACACAATTTAATGATTTTGTTGGTCCTCAAGATATTGTATTATTTGAAGACTTTAATAGTTTCGATGGATACACATATACAAAACCTGTTAAAGCAGGTATATTGGATTTAAGAAGAGAAGACGGTGTAAACTTTAGTGGCACATATGATAGAATTGCAGGAAACTCAACAGGTGATGCAAGTGCATTAACTGGTACATATTATAATGTTGCTGATTACGAATACTTTTTAGTTAAAACTGAAAGTGTTATAGGTGCTAATGGCGGCTTCGACAACGTTGCTGGTAAGTTGCACAATAAAAAAGTTTATGCGGCAGATACAGGCAAAGTATATCTAATGTCCTATAGTAGTACAAATTTAAACGTAGTGAACCACTATGAGAGTTCAACACACAGAGCAAAAATTGGTAAGAGTTTTACACAGAATACAAAAGAAGATAAAGTAGATAATGTATTGTTTAAGTGGACTCACATTGCAAACAATGACCAACGTATTGATCCTAGTATTAGTAATGTACATGAAATGTTCGTACTTACAAGTTCATACTATGACCAAGTAAAAGCATATCTTAATGTTCCAGGTACACCGTTCCCAGAAGAACCAAGTACACTAGAACTTGAAACAGAATTTCAAAATTTAGAAACTTTTAAATCAGCAAGTGACCAACTGTTATTTAAAAGTGGTAGATTTAAATTGTTATTCGGTGATGATGCACCTGCAGAATTACAAGCAAGATTTAAAGTTGTAAGACTGCCAGGTACAAGCATAAGCGATAACGAAATCAAAACAAATATTGTTAAAGCAATTAATAAATATTTTAACATTGAAAATTGGGAGTTCGGTGATACTTTTTACTTCACAGAACTCAGTAGTTATATACATCAGGAAATAGGAAACACAATAGGAAGTATAGTTATTGTTCCTAAAAAAGCAAACGGAGTATTCGGAGATTTATTCCAAGTTAAATGTGATAGTGATGAATTATTCTTAAGTACAGCATCAGTTACTGATATTGACATTGTAGATAAAATTACAAAAGAGAATATTAAACCTAACTCAGCAACACCTACATTTACATCGTATAAAAACCCAACAGCAGAAGTTGGACCTTTTGCAATTAATGGATACTATCCATTATATCCAACAAAAGAAGCGGCGGACTTTGCAGGTAATGGAACCAGTCACGAACATGACTTCTTTGGGAAAACGTTTTATATGCCAAATGGTATTACTTTCTTCCATGGAAACTACACAGAAGAAACAGGTACAACTCCAAGTTCAACAACCTCAACTTCAGATGTAACCAATAATACTATTTCAGGTACAAGTGCAACAAGCGGCTCTTCCGGATCAGGCGGTAGCGGATCCGGTGGCGGAGGCGGCGGTAGTGGATATTAAGACTAATGGCTGACAAAAAATATACAAAGTTACCAGTTACGCATCAGACTCCTGTAATCAAAAACTTTTTTGATACCACAGTTGAGCAACTGTTTAGCAAAGCAAATATTGAAACTGTTTCTGCATACATAGGTAAAAAAGATGAAAACCTATTTACTGCAACAGACACATATATTTTGCAACCTACTGCTGACAGAGATAAATTCAGTTTAGAACCTGTAGTAAACAGCATAGACCAAGATACAGGTGTGAACACCAATTTGATGTTTTATGAAGATTACATCAATGTATTAAAAAGTTATGGTGTAGATACATTAAATCAAAATAATATTTTTGATACGAGAGCATATACATTTTTACCTCCGATTAATATTGATAAGTTTATTAACTATCAAGAATACTTTTGGAGTCCTGCAGGACCTACGGCTACAATAATTTCAGGAACAAGTACAAATCCTATTAATATTGAAAAAGATATTGAAGGTAAAAAGACTTATACGACACCGTCAGGCACAACATTAAAAAATGGTATGGTTGTTACATTTAGTGGCGACTATGTAATACCATCAAGATATAAAGATGAAAAAAGATTTGTTGTAGAAGGTGTAGGCGAAGGTATCATTCTGTATGATAAAGAACAAAACTTTGCAACAGTTTTCAGTACTGAAGATTATATTCCTTATGACCAAACAATTATAGATCCTAACAATGATACATTAATCAGTGATACAAAGTTTTTAAGTGGCGGATTAGTTGGTGTAGAAAATTATGTTTCTTCAGACGGCACATGGCCCACACCAGATTATACACCAGACCAAGTAGATGCTACAACTGGAAAACCGTTATGGGATGGATATGTTGCTACAGTAGGAACAGCATTAAAATATGTTGCTGGCGGCGTAGGTGCTTTTGACATAGGTCCATATGACAGTGACAACACTCAAGAAAACACAGACTATATTGTTATGCAACGTGGTTCTAAAGACAATAACGTTTGGAGTAGAATTAACTTTTGGCATCACAAACAAAATTTCTTAGATGCAGGAGACCAACTACCAGCAAAAGATAAACGTGCTGTTAGACCTATTATAGAATTTGACAGAGATATAGAATTATATAATTTTGGTACTACAGGAAAATTTGCTGTTGAAATTAGTGCAGAAGGTTCTAGTAAAGCAGAAGTATTAGGCAGACCAAACGGAGCAACTATAGATGATGTTACTTTGCAAGTAGGTAACTTTATCATGTTCCCAGGAGAAGAAACAAATGTTGCACAACATGTTTACTTAATTGGCACAGACGGTAGTGATAATGTAACACTTACAAGAAAACCTGCAGACAATAATCCTGTTGGAGCAGTTGACGGTGATTCAAACTTTGTAGCCTACACAGCAACATTAGGCGATGTTGTAACTGTAAAATTTGGTGCCAGGTACACAGGTATAGAATATTATTGGACAGGTACAGATTGGACAAAAGGACAACAAAAATCTAAAATTAATACACCTATCTTATTTAACTTGTATGACAAAAACAAAGTTGCAGTAGATAGCGATAGTGTTTACCCTAGCAGTACATTTGTAGGTAATGAAATATTTGGCTACACAAAAGCAACTGTAAACACAACAAATGATCCTGTTTTAGGATTTGCATTAGAATATAAAAACTTTAATAATTTTAGTGAGATTTCTTTTACTAATAATCTAGATGATTATTACTATTCTTATGTTCCTTTTGGTGGCACAACTAAAAAACAAATTACTGGTTATTTGTATTACAAAAAGAATAACCAAAGTGGCACGACCACATACGATACTGCATGGCGTCCATTTAAAGAAGATTTAAAACAAAAAGTAGAAGACAGATATGTAATTAAAGATGAAGATGTAACAAACGAAAAAACACTTTATCATATATCAGCAGTTCCAAAAAATAGTGATAGTTCAGAATTAGGACTAGTAGAAAAAAGTATAAGAGTCTATGTAAATGGTGTACGCAAAACTGACTTTAGTTATGATGCAAATCAAATTGCTGTTAGATTTGCTTCTTTTACATTTAGCAAACTAGACATAATTGATATTTTTACAGAAACAGTATCAGGATTTTTTGAAAGTACAAAAACAAATGGTAGATATAATGTTGCAAAAAGTTGGCACAGTAATTTAAACAATGCTGATTTATTAACACTTTCTCAGCCTGAATACTTAGAGCATTTTAACAACTATGTAAAAGACCAAGAAGATATTACAGGTGATCCGTTAGGTGGAAATAACTTTGATAATATCACAAAAGATGTAAAATATGCTGACACGTTAATTCAATCTGATGATGATTTACAGTTGTCTGCATTCTTGTTTAGTAATGATAAATTTAATTTAAAAGACAGTATAGATTTTTGTGCAGAAGAATATGTAAAATACAAAAACAGATTAAAGAAAGAAATTGTAAAATATGTTGACAACAACGACTACAGCAATATGTCGTATGGCGACATATTGGAACTTGTTTTAGAAAATGTTATATCATATAATCAAGGTAAAAATGTATTCGATAATACATTTATGGCGGCGTTTGGTGACCAGTACACAGAAGAAAAAATTGTTATAAACAATGTACTGAAAAAAGAATATGTATTAACAAATTATTTAGATTTAGACAAAATTGAAAACACCATTTTTGTTTATGACCATGATGCAAACAATATAGAAAAACTGTTATGCGTTGACGTAGACTACAGCATTACAAGTACAAACGGTGTAGTAACAGTAACATTTGATCCTAGTTATACTTTGACATTAGGAAATACAATTAAAGTTAGATTATATGATGTTAATAGAGAAAGTTGTCAAACACCTCCAACACCTAGTGCATTAGGATTATATCCACTATACTATCCAGAGATTATAGATGATACTTCATTTGTAGAATCTATTAAAATGGTACAAGGACATGATGGCAGTAAGAGTGTTGCAGTGGGTGATGTACATGATTACATTTTATTAGAATTTGAAAAACGTGTTTACAATAGCACATTACAGCAATTTAGAAATAATGATAGTTTACCTGATTTAAATGTAACTGATGTAAGACCAGGAAGATTTAGAAATACAGGTAGAACTAGAGACGAATTTTACGGATTGTTAAGAAATAATTTTAACTTCTACATTACTAGAAATGAAGTTGATTTTGTTAAAAACGAATTTTATCAAGCAAATAATTTATTCACTTGGAATTATAACCATGGCACAGATAAGCCAGGTCATTGGAGAGGAATATTTGAATCCTGCTATGATACACAAAGACCACATACTCATCCATGGGAAATGCTAGGCTTTATTAGAAAGCCAACATGGTGGGAAACACAATACGGCACCGATTACAGTTACCCAAGTAACAAAGTAATGTGGAAAGATTTAGAAGAAGGTATTATCAGAGAAGGTACAAGAGAAAATGTAACCAATGATAGATATAAAGAAAATAATCCTTACAGAAGAATAGGATTAAAATTTGAAATACCTGTAGATGCAAGTGGTAATTTAGTTGCACCAGCAAATATTATTAGCACAACATCAACTACAAAAACAATTAGTTGGGTAGAAACAACAAGTGGTACAGGAACTGCAAGTGCAAATACATTTATTATCACTGACGGTTTATCTGTAAATGAAGTTGGTTCAAATATTAATATTACAACCAATAACATAATTAATCATACTACAGGTACTTTCCCAACAACAGATAATACTAACTTTATCGAAGATAAAGAATTAAAGTACAAAGTACGTTTACAAGCAGACCAATATAATCCTGCAACTGGTTCATATGCAAATGCAACCACAACAGGTAGTTCTGCAATAGGTATTGCAGTCAACGGAGCATTGATTACAAATGCAAACACAGGTGTAACTCACAGTGATAGTACTAGTTGGCACTACAACGCACTTTACAGAAATGATGTAAGCAGAGATAATGCAGGCGGTAATCCAGACAGTAATAATATTTACGGTTATGTTCAACCTACTGCAAAAGTTACAGGAGTAACAGACTATTCAACAACAGAACATTCACCTATTATTGGTTGGTCGTTTGACGGTTTTCCAATATATGGACCATACAGTTACGAAGATAGAGCAAATGCAAGTAGTAGTATAGTAAGAATAGAAAGTGGATATAGTTTAAAAACTGTAAACAGAGATACCATAGCAACAGGCCCAGGTGGTTTACCAACAGGCGAATTTATAGAAGATTATGTGTATGCATCTAACTCACATGGACTTGACCAATACAATGGTCGTTATGGTGTAACACCAGAGTTTCCGTTGGGTACTTACTACTATGTAGCAACAAGAAATGCTGATACTACACCAGCATATCCATATACTGTGGGTACAAGTTTTGCAGATACACCTATAGACGTAACAACAAATAATACAGGTACAACTACATTAGATACTGGTACTGCAACATACAGTTTAACAAGTACCTTAACAACAACATTTAATGCTAACAGTTCCTTAACGAATAAAGATTGGAAATACAGCGATAATGCTCCTGTAGAAAATGCATGGAAGATATCAGAAGGATATCCTTTTGCTGTAGTTCAATCACTTTTACTTGCCAAGCCAGGTAAGTTTGCCAGTGTGTTTGCTGATCCTAGAAAAATTGTTCGAAGTTCAGCAAACACCAACCAATTGCTTGACAAAGACACAGGCAGAAGAATTAAAGGCAAAAATGTTGCAATACATGGTGAAGTAAATGCAAACGAAGAAACAGTATATACAGTAGGATATACACAATTCGTAGATTCATTCCTCAAATTCCAAGGACTTAACACAAATAAAGAATTTGTGAAACCATTTAGAAGTGTAAACAGTAAACTTGGACATAAATTTGCTGGCTATGTAGACAAAGATACAATGACTGTGTTTAGTGACAGTTATAGTTCAACAGGTAACAGTTCTAGTTTGATTCTTCCACAAGAAGATATTCAAGTAGATGTACATGTTGGACCTTACAGCACAACAAATGATTTTACTGGTGTATTAATTACTCTAACAGAAGATAAAAAATACAAAGTAGAAGGTTACAATAGTGTAAAAAGATTTTTTGAAATTGAAGAAAGTAACAAAGTAAATGGTAGACTTACAGAAGTAAGTGTCGGTGGTGAACCTGCTGACTTCACTAACTTTGATAACCAAGCAAATTATCAACAAGGAACAATAGTCAAATCTGGATTTAATTTTTTCCAAGCATTAAAATTTGCGGCTAAAGGCACAGGCGTAACTGACACAACTACATGGCAAAGACTTTCTACATTGCCACAAGTAAATGCCGCAGAAGCAACTTTATATCTAGATGGCACAGGAAAAACTATAAGAGTAGAATACGGCACAGTTTATGATACTGCAAATGAACTATTTGACTTTTTAATTAGTTTAGGAAGAAAACAAGCCAAAATGGGATATAATTTTGGAGAATTTAATTCAGAAATAAATGATGTGAACGATTGGCTATACAGCGGTAGACAAATGCTGTTCTGGAGTATAGGTAATTGGAGTTCAGGTAATACAATTAATTTAAGTCCAGCGGCAGGTGGTATTAAGTTTACTGCACCTATGGGTAGAGTTAGTAAAATTATAGACGTTGACCAAAGTCAGTATAGCATATTAGATGAAGAAGGCAAAAACATCAAAGCCACAGAATGTGAGATTATAAGAGACGGACAGAATTTAGAAATTAGACCTCCAGAAGGAAAACAAATTTATGGCTTAATATTGTACACAAATGAAATTGAACATGCAATGGTAGTTTCAAACAAAACAATATTTGGCGACACAATTTACAATGATGTTTTAAACCAAAGACAAAGAAGATTAAAAATAAAAGGTAAAAGAACAAAGAACTGGAACGGAACACTAACAGCCGAAGGTTATGTTATTACCACAGATGGATTGAAACCAAACTTTGATACTCTTGCAGGTGACATGGGCAAATACAATGAGATTGGACATGTGCCTGTTGAAAAACAAGTTTATGAAGCAAGTAGAAGACAGTATGGTTACAATGAAAGAAAATATTTAAGAGAATTTGAATTAACACAAGATGACCAATATGATTTTTATGTTGGTATGATAAGAAGTAAAGGTACTAAGAACAGTTTAGAAGTATTGTTAAACAGTGATAAAGTTTTAGTACCAGGTAGTGTTAATGTTTATGATGAATGGGCATTGAAGTCAGGTGAGTTTGGTGATGTAGAGAATTTCCAAACAATTGACATGAAGATTACTGATTCAGAAATTACAGATGAAAAACAATTAATACAAATTGCATATCCAGAAGATATTGTAAGTAAAGTAAAAGAAGTTGAAGTATTAGATAGAACAACAAAATTTTATCAAAGACCATTCTTAGAAATTGAACCACCACCTGCAGAGATTCCAGGAAGTTTTGAATATGGTGGAGGTACTACAGCACAGGCAACTGTGAACATTGGTACTGATGGTAGAATTTCAGATGTTACAGTTACTGAACCAGGATATGGTTATACTATTAATCCGTCAGTAACAGTTATTGCCGCTCAATTATTGACTGCAAATATTACAACACAATTCTTAAAACCATATGCAGTATCAACATCTAATGTAGATGTTAGTGCATTGGCAAATGCAAGTAATATTTTAATTACAGACCACTTCAGTGCTAATACGAATACTATAATTGATTTAAGCAATGTATCTACAACAGAAGATGTTGCAAATGTAATTAATACTACAGCAGGAGTAAATGCAAATATTGTAGCATCCTTTACAAGGACAATAACTGGAAATGCAGAAAGTTTTTACTTAACTATTAAAGGTGATGATTTTACACTAGCAGAAGAAGGTGCTGGAAATACTTTAGCAAATGTAGTAAACATAGAAAGCAAACGTTATCAACCTAGACAACGTTACAGTTTTGAAACTGCTAACAGCACATCAGCGAGTGATGTTGTAGTCACAGTTGATGGTAATGCCACAACAGCAAATACTGATTGGGCATTTGATCCTGGCAGTAGAACAACTATTGTAACTAATTCGTTGCTATCAGGTAATGTATCACAATCATTTACATTTAGTCCTATCAGTGTTTCAGACGGTGAAACTGCAACAGATTCTATTGCAACAGATAACTTAACAATAATTAACGGTAGTTACCCACATATTGATGTTGAAATCAACGGATTAAAATTACCAGAGACAAGCGAAGAAGCATTATATACTATAACAAGTAATGCTTCTGCAAATACATCTACAATTAACTTTTTAGATGTTGGTGCTATTCCAGGTGCACCCATACAACCAAATTCAAAAATACAAATTATTGAAAGAGCAACCATTGACTTAGAAGACACTTATCAAGGTGACCTACCTGGAAGTTCAATGAACATTAAAGTATTTGCCAATGATGCTTTAGCGGCTAAGTTGGAGCAAATGAGAACATTTGAAATTTATCCAGATGCTAAAGGCGATGCTACACTATTAATTGACGTAGATGATGCAGAAAGATTACCTGTTAGACCAACAGACATGGCAGAGAAAGGTTTATGGCCCAAGACATCTAGTGTTAGTTATTTAGGTATTGTAGATTCTAAATATAACACATTGCCAAATGCAGGTTATGTTTCAAGATACAACGTACAATATCAAGCATTTGATATATTTGATTTTGAAAATCTATTTGACGTAACAAAATTAGATAGTGCAACACAATTACCCAAAGAAGGTAATGTAGTTCATTTTGCAAAAGGTGAACATGAAGAATTTGATGTGTATAGACTTTCTAATACAAGTTCAAATGTATCTTATATTGAATACGATGATAGTGCTGGAACAACATTTTTATACACAGACAACAGTCTGTCCAATATAATTTTAGATGGTAATGAATTATCAAATAGTAGTGCAAGTTATGACCACACAAAATGGTATGATTATGTGTTAGCACTAAAAGGAAAATACATTGTAGATCCATATAACAAAGCATTAAAAACAATGGAAGGCAATCCAGTTTATGTAACAGACCAATTAGAAGTGGATCATCCTGTTACAAGATTTACTAGCGAAGAAAAAGTTTTAGATTCTTATGTTGAAATGGGTAACATTACGCATACAGTACCAGACGTTAAAAGTATTGAAAGCATAGTTCCACAATTAAGTGGTAATATTGTAAGCACAGAATCTGTACCAGTACAAAACATGAAACAGTTTGCAAGAGCAAACGTTGTTACTACTACATCTAATATTTCTATTTTCAGAAATGTAGACGCAGATCCTAACACACAAATTAAATTTAACAACCAATTAACATTTGATATAGGAAACGGAGAAATAGAAGGTGTACAGATTGGTGACTTCTTAAAATTCACAGACACTAACAGTTCAAACCTAAACGGAAATGTATTCCAAGTTGCTACTATAAAACCAGAAGGTAAAATATCTTTATATGCAAATGCAACAGTATTAAATGGAATGACATCATTAATAAGCAAAGATACATTAAGTTTTGTAAACTTTGGTAAAAACAGATTTGCAAATGCAAACATAGATTATTCTGTACAGGTATTTGCAAGAGGACATGAATTTAGAGAAAGAGAAAATCTCGTATTTAATGTAGACAACTTAGGTGGATCAGCAGGAACCAAATTTGTAGTTAAAGAACAAAGAAGTCCAAATACTTTCTTTTTAGATTCAGCATACTATGGAACTAATACAGCATTAAATGTTATAACAGATACTGCAACACTTTCACATGCAAATACAAGAATTAAAATTACAGCAGTACCTAACGATATATCTACAATGGGTGGAAGTTTCCCATTAGGTGAATCATTATTTGATGGTTTAAGTGTTAAGTTTTTTGATACTTCTGGAACAGAATTAAACAACAACTCATTCTTAATAAGAAATGTGAGAACAGAAACTACAACTATTGACCAAATTACAGATGTAGTAGGTAATTTTGCAAATGTTACAGCACCTATTTTAAAAGTTGTTGAAAGTAGTGTGTCCAACAGTAAAGTTGTACCAGTAAAAGATACAGAACTAGAAGGGCAAGTTACATTACTTGATCCTGTATCACCTGGTATGTACATGTGGACAGATACTTTAACAGATCCAGTAGAAGTTAAAGAAGTAAGATTTGACCTAAGTAATGTTGGTAACGAACCTGTAAGAATTATTAGAGATGCTAATGCAACAGCAAACGTAATTACTATTTCAAACACAGACGGTATTAGTGTAGGAGATAAAGTATTAGTTTCAGGTGTTATAGATCCTTCATCAAACATTACAGTTGCAAGTATTTCAGGATCTAATATTACATTATCAGAAAACATAACATCAAAAACTACTATACTAACTCCACCATCGGGTACACCAGAAGGTACTACAATCGTTAATGATGACTTTAGTACATTTAATATTAATTTAGCAAATGGCATATCAATTAGAAGCGATGAAGCATTAAAATTCAGACATGACGGTGATGGTAAAGTTGCAAACGTATTATTAGCATCTAATGTAACACTTGATACAAACACCAGAGTTGACTTTACAAGAGCTCAATATGAAATACCTGAATTTAATGGTCCAGAGTTTGAACGTGAAGTTGTCTTTTTTGACATTGAGCCAACAACTTATACAGGTAGTGATTTAAGTGAAGCAAATTTATCTTACACAATCAATGAAGGAACAAAATATACAACAGACGTAGATTTAAGTAGTGTTCCGGTTGGTACTATGGTGAAGATTAATGCAGGTGCAGTTTATGATACATATCAAAGAACATTAAAAGTAGATGCTAGTGCTAATACATTCACAGTATTGCAAACAGTTTTAGAAGAACCTAAATTTGATTACATAGTAAATGCAAATGTAAGTTCAAACACAACTATCACAATTAGAGATACAGCAGAAATAATTGCACCAGGTATGCAAGTAGAAGGTACAGGAATACCTACAAATACTAAAATTGCAAATGTTATAGGTCCTTCAGCATTTACAGTAACAAATAATGTTACAGTATCAGAAGATGATGTTATACAGATATACAGAACAACATTCCAAGATGCAACATTTATGACTTCGAACACAGTCATTACAACAAAAGAGGATCACTCTTTTGCTATAGATGGCTCAGACAAACTGCTTGGCAGTAATGTTCAAGTGTATATGATGTATCCAGATTATTACAATGACAGTATGAAAGTTGTGGACATTCCAACAGCAAACACAATAGTTGTTGACTTCCCAGCATTTTCTCATCCACATACAGTAAGTGGTAACACATACATATCTAGATTTGATTATGAGATATATGGTGACGAAGCACCTGGAGTAACAGGTAATGTAGGTTGGACTCCATTCTTTATTGCAAATCACTTAGGTAATATTCAAATTAACGGAGCAAATGTTGTAACAAATGCTTTCCCATTCCATAGTGTTGAACAATATGCAAATGATATTGCTGACCAAATGTATAACAAAGCGGCAATGATATCTAAGAAAGGTTCGTTTGCATTTGATATACCATTTATTGATGTTGGTATGAACATGTCTTATAAAATTATGGATACAGGTTCAACATCTTATCCAGGATTTGATACTTTCCCAATGTATAAAGGAACACAAATATATGATCCTACACTTGGAATTAATACAGTTGCGGCGGCAGGACCCGACTTTGGTCAAATGCAACAGGCTCAAATACAGCAAGAATTACAATACATGCAAAACACATCAAATGGTTTGATGCAACAGCAAATGGACATGGAGGCGGCTAGACAGGCGCAACAGAATATTATAGAAGATCCGCCAATTATTGTTTGTCCTCCTCAAAAGATTGTTGAAGAGCCTCAAAAGCCTACTTTATCTCCGCAACAAATTGCGGCACAGGCATTACTGGCTCAGATGGATTTCCAAGCAACTAATATTTTACCACATCAGCAAGAGATTGTCAAGCCACAAGCACAAGTTTATGTTGAACAACAAGGCACACAATCAGGTGGTGGTTATTCAGTAGGTGGACCTAGAAACACTGGAACAGGTACAGAGTATGGACCAGGTGACCAATCCTATGGCTCATCTGAAATGGTTTACAATTACGAAACAGGTCAATGGGATAGTGTACCTTCAGGTTCTAAGTGGACACAAGGTGATGTAGAATACACAATGATGGGAGATGGTACTATACATGGTAGTGATGGTACTATATGGGGTACAACAGGAACTAGAATTGCTTCAGATGGATTAACAGGTGCTGGCGAAGGCCCAGGTGGAGATTATGGACTTACAGGATTAACTGAAGAAGGAAGGAAAAAGGCAGATCCACAATTAAGAGCAAAACTTGCCTTATTTAATAAAAACTATACTCCAGGGTTTGGACCTAATCAAGATTACAGTGGACTTGGAGGTGGAGGAAGTGGAACTGGTACTTCTACTACAAGTCTTACAAGTTCTGCTGGCGGCAAAGATCCTTATCTAACAATTCAACATGCAGATGCGGCTTGTGAAACGTTAATTCCTCATACGCATGATTTCAAAGAAATTTCAAATGTCTGTGTTTTAGATGCAAATGGAAGAAACCCAGAAGGAAAAAGACACGTTACTAAACAATGTATGACACATGTAAACAACAAAGGTAACGATTCAGGCTGTGAACATGCCGCTTCAAATGGTAAAGTTATTTTTGAGGAAACTGGTGTTGCAGAATGTATTCAACCTTATGGTGGATATACAAGTGCTCAGTTTAGTGCATCATCAGTTAATGAAGGTGCTTCTACAGTTTACACAGTTAAAACAGATAAGCATGTAAGAAACGGAACAAAAGTACAAGTCAATGTAAGTGGTACTGCTTCATTGGCAGATAGTGATTTAGGAACTACAACTAGTTTCGAACTGACTATACAAAATCAGAAAGCAACTAAAACTATTAACTTCACTGCAGATGCAACAACAGAAGGTACAGAAACATTAATCTTTACATTAGCAGAATATGATAGTGACAATAACCCAACAGGGCAAAGACGAGCTCAATTAAATATTAACGACACAAGTTTAGACCCAGTACCAACATATAACAATATTACCATTAGCAGTAACACACTGAATGAAAATGGTGGTATGGTAGAATTACAAGTTACAGGCGAACACTTAACTAATGGAGCAACTATTGTTGCAACAGTAAGTGGTTCAGGTATTACGAGAAGCGACTTTACTGCCGGCAGTGACTTAAACAGCAGTTTACAAATGACATTTACAATGTCTGACCAAGGCGGAAATGTATATGTGTCAGACACAAAACGAATAGGTGCTATTGCAGATGTTACCACAGAAGGTAACGAATCATTAACTGTTACGTTAGCAAGTACAGACAGTAACGGTGCTAGTGCAGGATTACCAAATTCGGTTACAGCAACAATAACAGATGATTCTTTATCTCCTGTACCGCCATATGAATGTGTGGACTATTTCTTATATCATAGAAGTGGACCTGATCCAGAAACAACCAGTTTCTTATGTACAGCAGACACAAGTAAAAATCATGAAATGAAATTCCACTTTGATATGTATAGTGCAAATGATGGAATGAAGATTTATCAAAGTCATACCAAGTATGGTAAAACAACTTTGCTCGGTGGCACTCACTCAGGTGGTAGTGCAAGAAATATGACAGCGGCAGAAAAGAACGCATTTAAGAAAGTTATACTAAGTGCCAATGATGCTAACTATCAAGCAGGTGGTGACACTTTTACAGATATGGGGTCGCCTGATAGTGCTGGAGGTAGACCATATGCTGGTGTTATACCAGTTACATACAATGCAGGTAACGGTAGATATCTCACAGTTGTAACAGACAGAAATACAAGCAGTGGTAGTGTTGTATTTAGATGGTGGGGAGCAGTATGTATTAATCAAGGAGAGAATCCTTGGTACTTTGAAAAAGAAGGCGGACATCAAGGTGGTCACACTACAGCAAAATCTCAGGCATCATTCAATGTCAATCCTGTAGTAACTACACCAGCACCGTCATATAATATAGGACCAATTACTCCTATTCCATTAGGAATACCAAACTTTGGTAATGTGCCAATGATGCCGTCAAATCCAATTGGTTTACATATAAACTTAGGCATGGCTGGTTATAATAGTTATGGCTCATACTCCCAGCATGGTAATGGACCTGGATTTGGTACTAAGCCTTCAGGCAGTACTGTACCAAGTGCTAGGGTTAGAAAGAAAACTTTTGCACCTGATCCAGGATTTGCAAGAGGAAGTATAGTAGCCACACCAAGCGATTTCAGTAATATGGATTACAAAGGAACTAAGCCATTGGATGGCAGACCTAGTTTCCAAAATCAATTAGGTGGAATAACTGATAGAGCAGATACACCTATACCAGATAATAGTGCATTTAATCCTGAAAGTGCTCCTATGAAGCCTAGAGCAAGAACAATGAAATTGAAATTGCTAGAGAAAACTAAAACAGGCGTTTACATACCTAAGATAGGTGGCGGAAGTCCTGTAGAATTAGAAATTCCTCTAGAAGAATATTGTATTAGACCTAAAGTTAGTTTCTGTGCTTCTAATGAGTGGATAAATCCACAAGGAGTAGATGGTTCAGGGGCCAATTCAGAAGGCAGTTTATCAATAGACCATAGCCAATATAAAATTAGAGAAGGTGATACTTTTTGGGTAGGCACTACACAAATATCCACAGTAGGAGTTGGTAGTGCTACAGACATGGCGGCTGAGATTAGAAAACAAATGGGCGACAAAGTAAATGTTAATGTTGTTACAAATGATGATGGAACTAAGTGTGTAAGAGTAGCATTTAGAGACACAAGTGCAGGAGTTCCTATTTTAAGAAATGGTTGTAAAGGTGGCATACTAAAAGAAGTATTAGACTTTACAGTAAACAACAAAGAAGATAGGTCATACAGCGAAACAACTGTAACAGCAGGTTCAAGAACAAATACACAACAGACAACCACTTATGTAAATGCTGATACTGATGCAGACGCAAACACGGCTGATGTTGAAGTAGGTCGTGTAACAACCACTGCTACAGGAACAGATTTTATAACAAACACAATTACTGCTGAAGATAGAAGAAATAGAGATGCTCCTACAACTATTAGTGTAGGACACAATGGTTCAGGCTATGCAGTTGGCGACATATTAAGAGCAGTAGGTGGAACAGCAGTATCAAGACAAAGTATGCCAACACAAACCATTGCAGGATTAAAACTTGTAAGAGGCGGAAGTGGTTATGGATATTGGAACAATGAAGTAGGAGAATTTAGATTTGATCCTACAACAGTAAAAATAACTGTTGGCGGACCAGGTACTCCAGGATACGGATTTGAACCTGATTTATTTGGGTTAGATGTAGATCCTATTACAGGTGCTTTAACATGTAACTATGATCCTATTTTTGGAACAGGCGGTAGAGGACTTCCTGCAATACCTGGATTAACAGGAGAAAAATATGTTAAAAATGATCCTCCTGTTATTAATATTACAGGAACAGGCATAGGTGCAAGATTTGAAATAGAATGGGGACTTGGCGGTTCTGCTTCTAAGAAAGAAGAAGTTGCTGTTTATAAAGTTACATCTGTTGGAGACGAAGGTCAGATTAGAGCATTAAAAATACTTAACAGAGGATTGTATGAAACTTTCCCAGGAGACTTAAACTCAGGTATTCCATTAGAATATCACACAGCAAAAACTGGACCTGGTCCAGATGGAAAACCAGTAACAGCAAGTATAGGTTCAACACCAACAGGTTCAACTGGATCTGGTAAAGGTGGTCGTGTGTTTATGACTGCAAGATTAATTGGTGACTGTAGACAAAAAGGTTCTGCACTACAAGACATGGGTCTAGCAGAAGGACCTGTAGGGAAAGGCGGACTTCCAGAACATATAATTGACTTTATTAACGATAACTCAACATTAGATCCTAATGGTAATCCTTACTTTAGAGCTGGTCTAGATAACAATGGCGGCTTGCCTAAAATAAGAATAGGTAGTGATAGTGGAGACGGAGTTGAGCTCAGTGGCGGAAGACCTGGAGACTTGGAATCATTTAATATAGACCCAGGTGCATATATTCCTGAAATACCACCACATGTTAATTTAGTAGATGGTAGCCCAGCATCAGGAGATGGCACAGGCGGAACAGGCGGACCTGATAGAGGTAAAGGAATCAGATTCTCTAGTAGACATCCATTTGGTATTCACGGCGACATTGGTGATTACATCATGCAGAATGGATTATACAAATACGAACTGAGAAGACTAGATGGCAACTCACCAATACAAATGACTGCACAAAATGTTAATGCAATACATGTTGATGCTCTTGCATTAGAAAGTGTAAGACATGCTACAGAAACCGGATTAGATATGGCAAACATTTCCAATGTTTGGATTGATAATTATGCAGGTACTGGAAAATGGGCATACTTAGAAAGTAATACAATTATAAGACAACAAGAAGATTTAGTTAATACTAGATTTATAAGAGATGTATTCACATACGATAATGAAACAGCAGAAAAAGAATTTGATATAGATTTATATGATCCGTTCAAAGGCATATTGCCAGGATTTATAGACAAAGAAATAGACTTAAAAACTTTAAGAGATCCAATTGTTTATGATGGAAGAAAAACAAGATATGGAAGAAAGCAAGTTGGATTAAGATGGTGGGATACCACTAATGTAAGATATGAATGGTACGAGCAAGGTAGTGGCAACTACGGTGCTAATGGATTTAACAATTATGAACGTACTATCAATTGGGGTAACATGTTCCCTGGAAGCCAAATTAATATCTATGAATGGGTAGAAAGTTTAACGCCTCCTTCATCATATACGTTGGGTACACCACATCCAGATGGAAACTTTATTGTAGAATCTCATCCTGATAAAACAGGTAAGCCATTAACACATTATTATTTCTGGGCAACAGAATTAAATGAGATTTCAGATAGAGCAAGAATTAATTACGGTAAAGAAAGAAATACAAGAGACATTACTAGATTGCTACAAAATATTGACGGTGAAAGAGTTGCTTACACAGGTATTATATCACCTGACGCACTTGTTGTCAACACTTTAGGCGATTTAATTAAAACAGAAGATAGTATCTTAAGTGTAAACTTTAAACGTAAAGAAACTGAAGCATCACAAAAACATACTAGTTGGAACTTAGCAGGTGAAAATGATATTGATGGTGCTATACCTAGAAATTTAAGTATTAAACTAATAGACAGTTTAGCAGGATATAATGCTATACAACAAATAGTACCAGGTACTGGATTAAGTTTATCAGAAAGATTTGGTTCTAAATTTAGACCTAGACAAACAATGTTTAAGGATATTAAAAAAGCAAGAAAGCAAATGTTTTCTGTGATGAATGAAATATTCAGAGACCTTAAAATGGAAACATCATTTATTGATTGGAAAGATAATTTGCCAACAGGGTACACATTGTTACAAGATACTAACTGGTATGAAAAGCAAAGAGTTAATAAAATAGACAACAGTACTGTATATTATGACAACACATTTAAGCCATTAAGAAAAGTTACAGATACAAAACAGTTTGGATTATTAGAAAATGTATTAGATAAAAGTATTATTCAAGTACAGAAAAATGATAGTGAACGATACAGACTATATGAATACGACAAGAAAACTAATACATTTAATCTAATTGCAATGGAAAATGAAACTGTTAAATGGATTGAAGGTGTACATAAAGATTCTCAAACTTTACTGAGAGGAATGGAAATAAGAAATATTCTTATAGCATTATATGAAAAAGTATTCACTAACACATACGAAGTGCATTGGAATAAATTCTTCTTTGAAATGTTAAAATATGCTTATGCAGAACAAGGTGAACTTGACTGGGCATTTAAGACAACATACTTAAAAGTTGTAAAAGAAGAAACAGACCTTATACCATTTAAAGGATTTAAAGTAGATAACTTTGATAAAGCAATTGATTACTTTAACGAAGTTAAACCTTACAGTAGTAAGATTAGAAACTATAGTGATATTAAAAAGGCACCTGTAGAAATATTGTCAGGAAGTACATCAGACTTTGATAGACCTCCATACTATGACGAAGACAATTATAGTGTAAGAATATTAAATGCCGGAGTAGCCGCAGATAATACTATATTGAATTCAAATAAAGATTATGCAGGATTCATAAGCAACAGTGATAAAATAAGAACGTTTGACCAAAGAATTATTTTTGATAGAGTCAAAGGCGACATGTATGAAAATACGTCTGGTGGCTCTACACAACAAATTATAGCAGATGGAACTTCAACTATATTCAACTTTAACTTTACTGTAGAAGACGAAAATAGATTAGAAGTTTTTGTAAATGGTGAAAAAATTTCCAAAACATCAGATAGTGGCAATGTTACAAACTATACTGTTGATGTTGGCAACTCATTTATAAGTTTCACAGATACTGCAAACACTAATAATAGAATTGGTGTACCAAACAATGGTGATAAAATTGAGTTCAAATACATAGACGGATTTGATCCAACATTAGAAACTATGAATGTGTCTATTGCCAAAAACTTAGTAGCAATAGAATCAAATAGTAATATAAACATTTCTAATGTAGAACTAAAATGGACAGCACCAGAAAGACTTTGGAAGTTTGATCCTGATGTAAGAACTGCTATTACCAATGCGTTTGATACAGCATATGGTGTAGGTTCAGGTTCAAATACAACAATTACAACTAATGTTTCTATAATGACTAATATGGTTGCAGACGGTAACTTAAAATCTGCACTAGACTTAATTAAGAGTAAAGTACATGCAACATTCCAAGGTGAAACATTAGATGCTAATGTGTTTACAGATGTTGTACCTGGAACACATCCATCAAACTTCTACACAGACACTAGAGGTTTTGACACATATGGTTGGGACGATGGATTGTTTGACAGAGAAACAGAAGTTGATAACTTTGTTGGCATATTCAGTGAAACAGCATCAGGTAATGTTAATTACAGAGTGAACGATGAAACTGTTTACGGTTTTGATGCAACAACATTCTTAAAACATAGATATGGTCCAGACAGACCAGAAGAACTTGCAGTAGTACAGCCACTAGAAACATTAACTATGGATGTTTACACTAAAGGTAATACACAAATTAGTTCAGATAGTACTGATGTACGTTACTTGGTATTCTTAGATATATTTGGACAAAGCGAATACTACAGAAGAACTATCAATGCATTGACTACAACAACAGCAGATGTAAATATTTGGGATAACGAAATTAGTGTTGCAGATGCAAGTAAATTGCCAAGAGCATCTATACAAGACACAGCAGTTGTTTGGATCAACGGTGAAAGAATAGAATACGAATTACGTGATACAGTAAACAATAAATTAAAAGGTATCACAAGAGGAACAAAAGGTACTACACCTAATACAGTTATTACATCAGGAGAAGGTATATTCAACGGAGAAGAATCTGAGAATATAAGATTAAGAGATGCCAATGGCAACTTATTAAGAGATCCTGAGGACTTTAACTGGATTAAACCAGTAGAAATATTTGATGATACTATACCATTTGATGATGATTGGGATGGCTCAGGTGCTCTAACAGGATTCCAAAACAATGTAATGACCACAGCAGGTATTGTAGGTGACCTACCATATGATGTTGATGCAGGAAATGTTACATTTGGATTTGACTCTAGTTGGGACGGCGTGGGTTCATTCAAACCAACATCTGGTGGTGTAGAAAATTATACACTCCCATCCTTTGATGTAGACGAAAACACAGGTTGGGATTCGGGTGATAAAACCCTTAAAGAGGCAGGAAGTTTAACAGATAAAGGTACTGTATTGCAAGCCAATACAAGTATAATCGACTTCTTGCACAATTTCGATTAAGAATTAAAACATATTTTAACAAAAAGTGATAAATAAGAATATGAACGTTAGCAATGACAAAGCAGAGAAAGAAATGGACAAGACTAAACCAGTCGACGAAAATGCTGGTATCAAAATGTCAGGTCACATCCTGATTAGAGATGCAGAAACTAAAGAAGAGTTTGTTAATAAGCGAAACGCAATTCACTATGGTAACATGGCGAACATTATTGCAAATGCTTTAACAAATCAGGCTGGTGCGTATATCCATTATATGGCTTTTGGTAACGGAGCAACAAGTGTAGACTCAGCAGGTAAAGTAATTTACAAAGCACCACGTGTGAGCGAGTCTTTTGAAAATAGTGCAACTCTGTATAGTAGAACTTATGAAAAAGTCATAAGCAACAATACAACTACAGATAAGATTGAAATAATCACAGGAACTAGTTTTACAGATTTAAAGATGACTTGTACATTAGGTTATAACCAACCTGCAGGACAAGACGACTTTGATAGTAGTACAACTAATGAAGGCACATACGTTTTTGATGAACTTGGTTTGCTCAGTTATGCAACAGACCCTACTGATAGTAAATTGCTAACACATGTAATATTTCACCCAGTTCAAAAAAGTGCAAACAGAACAATTGAAATTATATATACTGTGAGAGTACAGTTAAATTAATAGAGGATAAAAAATGACTTATTCAGTACAAAATACAGATGGTTCAAGAACCATTAACGTAGCCGCTAGTCAGGTAAACTCTTCTTTCAGTGTTGCATTGGTCGGTAGAAATGTTTCTGGTTATGGACAATACTTTGTTCAAAACTCAGTAAGACATTTAGAAAACTTTGCCAGTAGCTCAGCACCAAGTGATGACATTTTATTAACAGGTCAGATTTGGTACGACAAGAATGAAGACGTAATGAGAGTTTACGATGGTAGTGGTTGGCAAAGAATGAGTATTACAGTAAGTGCGGCGGCACCAAGCGGCGGTGTGAACACAGGTACTGCTTACTATGATACAAAAGATGACAAATTAAAAGTGCATAATGGAACGGCGTTTGTAGATGCCAGTTATGCAGGTAAAGTAACAAATACTTTCAGTGGTATTACCGACGTAGGTAGTCCAAGTTTATATGGTACTAGAATTAGAACCATGTATGTTCCAGGTAACGATGGAATCAAACGTGCCGTACTAGCATTAATGTATGTGAACAACGGTGTTAATGCTTATGCTGGAGCCACTAGTGGTGAAAGTGTAATGGCAATATTCAGTGACCATACTGAGTTTGAAATTGATTCAACAGCGGCTTGGGAAATTGAAGGTTTAGCAGATGTAAGTTTATACACAGAGTTTACAGATACTTCAGGTATTGGTAACAAAATTAAACCTGGTATGAACTTAAGACAAAAATATTCAGGTACTGCTATTGCATTGGCAAACGTGGCATTAGAAGCCAACATTGCAAATGCTATACAAACAGGTAGTGGTAACGTAGATGCAAACAATATTATTCATGTAGGACGTAGTTATGTTCCTACAACAACAGACCAAGAGAAGTTAGGTGATGCAGGATCTAGATTTAGTGAATTGCACATTGATACAATTTTTGTTGGTGACCCAGCATCAAGTTCAGCACAATATATTAAGAAAGCAAAAACAGGTGGTTCAACCAGTGTTGTTTTAGATATTGGTGAGAGCGATGCTCCAATTGATAACTTATATGTTACAAACGTAACATTAGCAAACGGTGGTGGTATTAGTGGACTAAACGTTGAAAGTTTTGGTTCTAATGCGGCACCTATTGACCAAGCATTTATTTCTAATGTAACAGTTAATGAAGGAAACGTTTGGGTAAACAACTTAGGATTCTACGGAGACTTAAGAAATCCAGCAACAGGAAATATTGTTGTTGATGTAAGTGGTGATGCAGTTTTAACAACTACAGGTGTTGCTACAATGTCAAACAAAACATTTGGTAGCCACATACTTGCAACAGACAACAGTATAAACATTGGTAATGCAGGAACAAAATTTGGTACTGTTCACAGTTCAACATTTAGTGGTGTTGATGCAGTATTAACAGGACAAGCAAATGCTGTTACATTTAACGGTAACGTAGCAGGTGCTTCTGCAACATTATCAGGTACAGTACAAGGTGGTACATTGACTGATGGAACATTAAGTTCTACAGCAGGTGCTATTACTGGTGCAACAACAGTTACAGCATCAGGTAACATTACTGGTAACTTCTTTGTTGGAACAGCAACAGCGGCCCAATATGCGGATATGGCTGAGGTGTATTCCTCAGATGAAGACTACGAAGCAGGAACGGTTGTTAAAATTGGTGGATCAGCGGAAATTACACAAACAGAATCACATGCAGATGTAGATGTGTTTGGTGTTGTTTCAACAAGTCCAGCATACTTAATGAACGCAGAAGCAGAAGGTCTACCAATAGCACTAGCAGGAAGAGTTCCTGTAAAAGTAATTGGTAAAGTTGCAAAAGGTGAAAGACTTGTAAGTTCAGATGTTCCAGGTGTTGCTTGGGCATTAGGCTCAGATGAGTATGATGCAAGAGCAGTAATTGGTAGAGCATTACAAGATAAAGAAGATGGTGACGCAGGTATTATAGAAGCAGTCATTGGAGTTAAATAAGGTAAATACACTTATTAAGTAGGAGATAATATTATGGCAAGTGGATCAACTTTAACAGTAACAGGCGGAACTAATATGGTTCAAGTCGTTGCAGGTGATACTATTGCATCAGCAGATTATGACAATATGGTTGCCAATGTTTATAGACAACTTGGTACACCGAATGATATAACATTAGGTACATACTCAGCAAGTACTACATATGGTTATAATCAGTCAACTGGTAGTTTAGATGCGGCAACAGGTGAAACCATTAATGCCAGCAGTACTGATAACGGTTATAAAAACTTACAGGACGAGGTACAATCTCTTGCTACTTTCTTAGGACATTCATTAAACAGTTCAAGTAGTTCAGACAGCAGTTCAGGTGATAGTATTACAGCAACTGACTGGAGCAACTTGATGGACGATGTAAAAGACGTTTTTGATGCTAGACTAACTGTACCAAGTGCAAGTTTAACAACAGACTCCGCAGGTACAAGTTCAAGAACAACTGGTTGGGGTAGTTCAGCAACTCCAGAAATTACACATGTATTTACAACGACATTTAGTAGTGAGGCACATGCAAGAGCATTTTTCAATGCAGGTGGTGAAGTACTATTTACAGGTTCAAGAAGTGGTGGTACTTCAGGCAGTAGTGCAGGAACTATAGGCTCACAAAATACTAACTGGACAAACTTATTAAGTGGAATGGGTACTATTACTTTTAACTTAAACAACACCACAAGTTCAGCAAGTACAGGTACAAGTGCTAACAAAGGTTTTTACGAATTAACAACAAGTTACCAACAACTGTATATTAAATATGGTTCAGGTTCTTATGCAAGTAACTATTATAAAATAGAGGCGGCAGTAAATAGCACAACAAATCCAACAGTAGTAACATTTAAAGTTATTATGCGAGATGACCACGCATTAGGTGACGGTATTGGACCAGACGGTATTGACGGTAACGCAGATGACAGCGACGGATACGTTGACGGTGTAGACGGCACAATATCAAGTGTTGTTCAAACAAAAAGGGCAAACAACGGTGTTGTAGTTACAGCACCAACTTATGCTTCTTCAGACGGATTATAAGAATAAACAAATTAAAGAAAGCCAGTTAGTAACACTGGCTTTTTTTATGACTAATAAATATGTAACATGTCGTCTAAACTAACAAAAGCACTCGAGTTCGCTAATTATCGCACGACTTTGAATGTACAGCACAATGCCTTAAAGGCAAAAGTACAAACATTATTAAGTTACAGCATAAATGGTGGCACATTCGAGATTTCACAAGAACTTATTTCATTTGTAAAATTATTAATGGAAAAAGAATATTCTAATGCAGTTTTGTTAGATGTTTACAACAATCCAATAAAGATAGATGATTTAGAAAAATTTTTAGAGGAAATCTTATCACGATACTTTGAAGCCGTAAACGAATATCATGCAGAGTACACTAAATTAAAGAAGGCTAGAAAAGTACATAAGTTGATTGATTTAGATATCGATGATACATGATTATATATTTGACGTAGACGGAACTTTAACTCCAAGTAGAGGAAAAATAGACTCTGCATTTGAAAAAGAGTTTTTAAAATTTTGTCATACACACAGAGTATTTTTAGTCACAGGCAGTGACAGAGATAAAACTGTAGAGCAAGTAGGTGAAACAATTTACAATGCATGTATGCGAGTTTACAACTGTAGTGGTAACAGTCGATGGATAAGAGATAAAGAATTATACTACAACGATTGGGAACTGCCTTTAGATGCAAAGCAATGGTTAAATTTCAAATTAGAACACAGTCCTTTTCCGTTACGCACAGGGTTACACTTTGAAGATAGAACAGGCATGTGTAATTTTAGTGTAGTAGGTCGTAATGCAAATCAAGAACAACGTAAAGAATATTATGAATACGATTGTAAAACAAAAGAAAGAGAAAAAATTGCTACAGCATTTAATGAAAAGTATCCTGACTTACTAGCAGACGTAGGTGGAGAAACAGGTATAGATATATTTAAAAAAGGCTGTAACAAAGCACAAATTTTAAATGAGTTCAGTAATACAAATAGAATTAAATTTTATGGTGACAGGACAGATCCTGCAGGAAACGATTATCCATTAGCAAAACTTTTACAACCACATCAAGTATTTGCTGTAAAAGATTGGAAAGAAACAAGGACATTATTATCAAATGAGTAAAGGATTTATCATGTTTGCCCACAACAATAATGAGATAGACTATCTCAAACTTGCTGTGGTTAATGCTTTACTTATAAAACAAAATTGTAATATAAAAGATGTTACAGTTGTAACAAACCAAGCAAGTTATGATTATACAACTTCTGAACTAGGAGAGGAGTTTGTAAACAATGCTATATCAAATATAATCATAACAGAGAAAGACAAGCACTTTAAAAACATTAATACCAGACTATACAAAGATACCAGTCATACAAGCAAGCCATTGCCCTTCTACAACGTTGATAGATGTGATGCATACAATTTGTCACCATACGATGAAACGTTGCTTATAGACGCTGATTATTTAATTTTAAGTAACACATTAAATAGTTGTTGGGGACATGAAAACGAATTTATGATGAACTGGTCGTACCAAGATATAATGTCTGAAAGAGATGACCCAACACTTAAAAGATTAAGTGGCACAGGAATTACGATGTACTGGGCAACTGTCGTATATTTTAAAAAGTCTGCATTTGCAGAACAATTTTTTAAGACAGTTGCTCACGTAAGAGACAATAGAGAATTTTATCAAGATGTCTACAAGTGGCCCGGCAACTTATACAGAAACGACTACAGTTTCAGTGTAGCCGCACACATGATGAGTGGATTTGTTGATAAAGGTATACCACAACTTCCAGTCCCCCATTTGTATAAAACTTTTGATACAGATGATATACATAGTGCTCCGGCGCAAAATGAAATCATTTTTTATCTTGAGAAACCAAAAAGTTTAGGCGACTTTATGTTATGCAGGTGGCGTGGGCTGGATATCCATGTTATGAACAAATGGGCGATAAATAGAGTTAGTAACAAATTAATGGAGTATGTTAATGCCTAGTAAGAAAAAACGTCAACCTGAATTAGGAGACCTAATAGAGCATACATGTAGATTAAACGGAACATTCCAAGGCACAGTTGTACAACTATTAGGAATGCAGTTTGTATATGAAACTGGAGATGGCAATACTCGCTTCTGTTTGTTTAGAGAAGATTGGAAACATATAGATGATAGTTAAGTTTTTAAAAAAATTAAAAGATTGGGTTGACCCAAACTATTGGGCAAACAGAATAGGTGAAAAGAGTGGTGCATATGATAAAGCACGAAACAGTAAACTCAGACAATGGGTAGATAGTTTAGAAGGTTGGCAATGGTGGGCATGGCAATTAGGCCCATGTCTATTAGTATTCATATTATTAGAGTTGGGTTTGAATCAACTTGGTATGACAATGTTACCTTGGAGATAATATGAAAGAAAAAATAATAATGTGGGGAGCAGTAATTGGTTTAGCAATATTATTGTTTTTACCAAGTAAAGCAAATGCACTAACAAAAGATGAAATAAAACAGCATGTACAAAATACACCTTTTGACTTTGAACAAATTAGCAAAGATGCAGAAGCATATAAAACTTTATTGTTTAGAGAAAGAGAAAGACGATTACAATTTGTTGAAATAGACAAATACCCTACTCAACAAGAACGTAGAACATTTTATATTTTACATGCTATAGATGTTGGCATGACTATATGGGCATTAAACAATCGAGATAACGTTAAGGAAGGTAATATATTTTTAAGTGATGATCCAACTAATCGTGCATTAATTACAAATAAATTATTAACAATACCTATATATCAAAATAGTAATCAACCACAAATAGTAGTTATGAATTACATTACAGGTACAGTAATAGTTCATAATATGTATGTAATAGCAAAGTATGACTAAAGGATGGACAAACAGTAAGTCTTGGCAAAATAATTCCGATGGTTGGGTTGCTACAATGAACAAATCAAAAGAACATAAAGAGAAGTATAAAAAATATGCCGACAGACAAAGAAACCCAATGTCTTATAGGGAGTGGTTAAAGTTATATAGTAATAACAAAACACAAAATACAGTTGACAATAATGAGTAAAGGTTATATAGTAATAGCACAAAATAACGATACTGTTGATTATCTTGAACAGGCGTATGCTCTTGCTATGAATTTAAAACTAACGCAGAGTACTGTAAGCAATCTAACAGTATGTGTAGACAAAAAGACAAAGTCGTTAATACAACCAAAACACAAAAAAATGTTTGATAAAATAGTTGACATACCTTGGAATGATGAAGCCACTGATGCCGACTGGAAAATTAATAACAAGTGGAAATATTATTATATGACTCCATACGATGAAACAGTAATACTAGATACAGATATGATATTTCCTTTTGACATAAGTAATTGGTGGGAACATCTCAGTACTAAAGATGTTTGGGCATGTACAAATGTTAAAACATTTAGAGGAGAGAAAGTAGAAGATTTACATTATCGTTTACATATGAAAAGAAATAAAATGCCTAATGTATATACAGCATTTTTTTATTTTAAGAAAAGCGATACTGCAACAGAATTATTTAAAATGATTCAAATCATTTTTGAAAATTGGCAAAGGTTTTATTTTAAATATATGCCAAAAGGCAAACCAGAATGGTTAAGTGCTGATGTGGCATTTAGTTTAGCAATACAACTTTTAGGTATAGAAGATGAATGCACAATGGATCATATAGAAGATATGCCTACTTTTATTCATATGAAAAGTTTTGTACAAAATATTCCTACTAGTGAAATAGAAGATGATTGGACAAAAAGTATTCCAACATATTATAAAAACTATAATGATTTTAAAATAGGTAATTTTCAAATTACACAACCATTCCATTATGTACAAAAAGAATGGATGTCGAAAGACAAGATACAACAGATGGAATTAGAGGTCAATAGATGAGAGACAGAATAGCAAAAGGCATGGCTAAATTCTTTAGATTTTTTGCAGACACATTTTTTGCAAAAAGATATGGACACAGAGCAGTTGTACTAGAAACAGTAGCAGGAGTACCTGGCATGGTAGCAGGTATGTGGTTGCATTTTAAAAGTTTAAGAAAAATGCGAACAGGCTACGGAGCAGACATAAGAGAAATGTTGGCAGAAGCAGAAAATGAAAGAATGCATTTAATGTTCTTTATTGAGATTGCTCAACCCAATGTGTTAGAAAGAGCCTTAGTGTTAATCGCACAAATAACATTTATGATATATTATTTTATACTATATGTTATCAGTTATAAATTAGCACATAGAATGATTGCATACTTTGAGGAAGAAGCAGTAAAGAGTTATACAGACTATTTAGAATTAGTAGAAAGCGGACAAGTTGAAAATGTTCCTGCTCCTCAGTTAGCAATTGATTATTATAAAATGAAAAAGGATGCAAAATTATCTGATTTAATTGTAAAAGTTAGAGCAGACGAAATGCATCACAGTAAAGTAAATCATAGGTATGCAGATGGATAATTTAACACCAGGCGAACGTCTGGCACTATTAAAAGAACAAAAAGGCGGATTAAAAGAAGCCCAAGCAGAAATGATAAGTCACACATACATTGTGTATGATGAGGACGGAAATATTATTAGTAAAGGTTTACAAAAGCCAGACATGAGAAGTTATAAAAAATGTAAAATGTATAAATTTAAAACTTCAGATGTAAAAATTATAGACACACAAGGCAAAAGTATGGCGGAGTTTATCATAGAAGAAGATGAACATGATGTGTGTCATATTAAATTAAAAACTTTAGAAACAACAAAGATAAAAGCAAGTAGAGATTTTTTGTCTGAGATTACAAGTACAGATGATGATTACGATGTAAAATTTAGTTTTACAAAAGATGATTGGGTAATATCAGTAAAAGAAGGAACTAAGATTAAGCAACAGATGAACTTTTATGTTACACCTGAAAAAGAACCTCACATACTTTTAGAACGTGTTGCAGTACCTTTAGAAGAATTTGCTAATGATAATGTAGTGCTTTTGAAAAGAAAAAACGATATACCGGAAAAGTTCAGTATATACACTCACAAGAATTTCGACAAATACTCAAGAAATTAAGATAAATATGTGCGTAGTTAAACACAACAGGACGCACATATGGCTAAACTAGACGTTACAGAACTAGATATTTTTTACATTTCATACGACGAACCCAACTGCGAAGAACATTGGTCCGACCTACTTAACAAAGTACCTTGGGCAAAACGTGTTCACGGAGTAAAAGGTTTCGACGCCGCACATAAAGAATGTGCAAACCAATCCGAAACAGATAGATTTATCACAGTAGATGGTGATAATATTGTTATGGATGATTTTTTCGAACAAAGTTTAGACATTCCAGACACAGACCACGACGGCAATAATATTGCTGAAAGTATCTTTAGTTGGAATGGTAAAAATATTTTAAATGGTTTAGTTTATGGCAATGGCGGACTAAAGTGTTGGCCTACAGAGTACACTAAATCAATTAACACTCACGAAGCCGCTACTGACGGTGAAGGTATGGAGTTTTGTTGGAAACTTAACTACATACAACTGAACGATACGTTCTCAGAAGTACATCAAACAGCCAGTCCATTCCAAGCCTTTAGAGCTGGCTTCCGTGAGGGTGTTAAGATGAGTTTAGACCAAGGTGATAGAATTAAACCTGATGAATTCAAAGACAGAGTATGGTGGCAAAATTACAATCGATTACAAACATGGTGTAACATAGGCAGTGATGTCGAGAATGGCTTATGGGCTATCTTCGGAGCAAGGTTAGGATGTAAGATGACCGTGTTAAGTGATTGGGATACTAATTTAATATCAGACTATGATTGGTTTAAAGAATTTTTTAATAATGACGTACTCCCACGTTTTCCAGGAGACGAAGTTTGTAGATATACAAAAGTAAATTGGAATAAAGAAATGCTATACATAGGAATACAAGACTTAGGTGTAGAACTAAACGACACAATAAATGAAATGATGTTGTTTGATCCTAACGAACAAATGTGTAAGTTCTTTAAAAAGACATACGTTAATCCTAGGCGTTGGGGTGTAATGATACGTGAAAAACAAATACAAGATTTGTTAGAGAAAGGATTGATACAATGAAGAAAATTTGGACTATATGGAAATATGCCATAGGTTCATTCAGTGACGACAAAACAGCAGAGTATGATGACTATGTTACAATTATAAGAACATTTGTTGTACTAGTCAACGTTGTTTGTGCATTTTTTATTATGACAAATATAGTACATAATTGGTAATGAGTATATACGATAAAGACGCCGACAAGGCGCAAGAACAACTGGACAAGATAAGTCCATCAATGTGTTATGCCAAATGGAGCCAGGTATCCATGCATTTGACTAATGGCATGACGCATAGTTGTTACCACCCACCTACTCATAAAGTACCTTTAGAAGAATTAGAAAACAATCCTACAGCACTACACAACACAGAAGAAAAGAAAGAACAACGTAGATTAATGTTAAAAGGAGAAAGACCAGATGGGTGTAGTTATTGCTGGAACATAGAAGACCAAGGTGACAGAAGCGACAGAATATATCGAAGTGGAGAATATTGGGCACAGGAAAGTAAAGAAGATATAATGGATGCTGGTGCTAGTGGTAATATAAATCCACGTTATGTAGAAGTAAATTTTAATCAAGCATGTAATTTCAAATGTAGTTATTGCAGTCCACATCTAAGTACAGCATGGCAAGAAGAGATAGACGAGTTTGGAGAATACCCAACTACTGCTCCACATAATAACATAGACAGTTTAAGAAATAAAAATCTTATGCCATTAAAAGTATCGCAAGATGATAATCCATATGTCAATGCATTTTGGAAATGGTGGCCCGAAATGTTTAAAACATTAAGAGTTTTTCGTATGACAGGTGGTGAACCACTAATGGATAAAAATACATTTAAGGTAATGGAGTATGTATTAGAAAATCCAAACAAAGATTTAGAATTAAGTATAACAACAAACATGTGTCCTATAGTACCAGCATTGTTTGATAGATTTATGACGTTGATTAAAAAATTAGACAATGTAGAGCATAGTGCAGAAGTATATGTGCCAGATCCATACGACGGCACAGATTGGCAAACATGGGACCACTATATAATTGGTGCAGATGCAAAACGTTATCATGACAGTGATTTGCCTAGTATAGAACGAGATGAAATTAAACAAACATTTTTACAAATAGGACAATGTGAAGAACAAGGTGACAACAGTTATACATATGAATACAAATATCAAGACAAAGCATATCATAACTTTAGTGTGTTCGTAAGTTTAGATGGCTGGGGACAACAAGCAGAATATATAAGACATGGTATGGATTTTAACAAAGTGTGGAGCAATGTAAATAGATTTTTAGATGAAACACATCATACTAGTATTAATTTTATTAACACATTTAATTGTATGAGTTTACCAAGTTTAAAAGAATTTTTAGAAGGTGTATTAACATTAAGAAAAAGATGGAACAAGCAAACACAATATGCATTAGGTTGGGAGACACCAGAACAACGTATATGGTTTGACATACCGTTATTGCGTAATCCTGCTTGGCAAAGCATACAAATACTTCCTGAGGATTATCAGGAGTATTTAGTTGAAGCAATACAGTTTATGGAACGTAATAAAGCAAATGAAGAATTTGTAGACTACGAAGGTTTTAAAGATTTTGAAATAGAAAAGGTAAAAAGAAATTTAGAACATATGAAAAAAGAATTACCTAGAGACAAATTATTAAGAGATAGAGCAGACTTCAGTAAATTTTTTAATGAACATGATGCTAGAAGAGGCACAGATTTTTTAGCAACATTTCCTGAAATGAGTCAATTCTATTTTATGTGCGAAGAAGCAGAGGCATTACAATGAACGTGAATACAAAAGAATTAATTAATGCACTTAAAAAAGAAGTAGTAACTATTGTATTTGAAAAGATAGACACAAAAGAAATTCGAACTATGCCATGCACGTTGAACAATGATATATCAGGACAACAAATGATATTCAAAAACTATAGCAGTAACGACACAATAGTCTGTTACGGCTTAGATGTTGATGCGTGGCGTGATGTAAGAGTAAACACAATAAAAGAATGGTACTTAGGTTATCCAAAGGAGACAGTATGCTAGACATAGACAGTATAAGAAACACACTAACAACTAATTTAAACGAAGTAAAATCTGAAGGAATAGACATAGACATAAATGTAAATGTAATAAATGAGGACAATGGAAAGTTTAATGTGCAAGTACATGACTCTTCAGTAACACTAGAAGAAGGCAACTTAGATAATGCTGACATTACAGTAGGCTTTGTAAACAAAGATGTAATGATAGACATGTTTACAAAAGGTGCAAATCCAATGTCATTAGTGTTAAAAGGACAAATGACTTTTAACGGTGACATGGGTAAAGGGAAAAGCATTAAAGGCTTATTTGTGAAATGAAAGTTTTAATTTATGGATTACCTGGTGCAGGTAAAAGTTTTTTAGCAGAAAAACTTTGCGAGTATTTGGGAGACAAAGTTGCATGGATAAATGCAGACAAAGTTAGAGAAGAAGCAAATGATTGGGACTTTTCAGATGACGGAAGGCTAAGACAAAAAATTAGAATGCAACGTAAATGTGAACAAGTAGAAGCACAAGGAAAAATTGCATTAGCAGATTTTGTTTGTCCATTTAAATCTGCTAGGAAAGATTTTAATGCAGACTATAATATATTTGTAGACACAATTAAAAAAGGAAGATTTGAAGATACTAATAAAGTTTTTGAGAAAGATGATAACTACGATTACAGAATAAAAACTAAGAATGATAAAGATGCTATGAACATAGCATGGAGTTTAGGTAATGTGTTTATGTGGGATGAACAGGCTCCCACAACACAAATGCTTGGTAGATTTCAGCCATGGCATGAAGGACATCAAGCATTGTTAGAACGTGCAATGGCAAAACATGGACAAGTATGTTTAATGATTAGAAACATGGCTACTGATGAAAGTAATCCATATCTAGCACAAGACATAGCACAAAAACTAAAATTTGAATTAGTACACTATGCAGGAAAGTTGCAGATTAAAGTGGTACCAAACATCGTGAATATAACATACGGAAGAGATGTAGGGTATAAAATAGAACAAGAACACTTTGATAAAAGCATAGAAGAAATTAGTGCAACTAAAATAAGGAATGAAGGAAAGCAAACTTAGAAGTTTACTAAAAACATTTACATGGAGAATTACAGCAACACTCACGACAATTGGAATAGCATATTTTATTATTGGAGATGTAAGTGTAGCATTAGCCATTGGAGGCATAGAATTTTTTGCTAAGATGGTAATTTATTATATACACGAAAGAATATGGAACAAAGTTTAAAAAGACATTTAGACAGATTACCTAAGAGGCGAGAAGATTTGCCTGGTAGTCAAATAGCGGAGAATTATATGAGTATAGGAAAAGACCCAGGCAACATGCATTATAAAATAAGCATGGTTAAAAGTGCTATCAGAATTGGCGGATGTATTTGGGCATGGGCGTCAATGAGTATAGTAGTATTAGCAATTAGTTTATTATTAGCAGAACTGTTAGGCATACTAGAGGAAGTCATTGAGTAAATGGAATTTAAAACATATGAATGTATTGTTTGTGGATGGATATACTATGAGGAGCATGGAGTTCCTGAAGATGGTATTGAGCCAGGCACTAAATGGGAAGATGTACCAGATGATTGGTATTGCCCGGAATGTGGCGTAGGCAAAGATGACTTTGATATGATAGAAATTTAATATGAAAAAGATAGCAATAACAGGACATACAAGAGGCATTGGTAAAGCATTAGTAGATAGACTAGACCAAGACAACTATGAAGTAAAAGGCTTTAGTCAAAGTACAGGATACAACTTGCAACGTGTAAGCACAGTAAAGAAAGTTGTTAATGAGTGCTTGGAATGGGATGCCGATGTATTGGTAAACAATGCTTATGTGCCGGACAATCAAGTAAGACTGTTATATACAATGTATGAACAATGGGTAAACACACCTAAGTTAATTATTAATATGGGTGCTATTAGTAGCGATAGTATTAGTAACTTTGCACAAATGGGTTACAATAAAGACTGGACACCTTATGTAAGTGACAAAGCAAGATTGGATTGGGCATGTTTACAGTTAGCAAATCAGTTTAAACCTGGTATGTGTAGAGTAACTATGATTAAACCTGGAATGGTAGACACAGACAGTACTGCATGGCTAAAAGGTGTAAATAACATAGAAGATATAATGATGACTGCTGATAGTGTAGCAGAAATGATTGAATGGGTAATTGAATTAGAGGATAACACTCAAATGAGAACTTTAAGTTTTGACGTAGGAAATTTCGATGGTTAGAAAAGTAGGAGAGTCACATAGAGAATTTAAAGAGAGGATGATTGATTCCGTCTCTGAAAGTTTTTGTGGTGCTAAATGGTACAATGCTACAATATGGTTAGGACATGGTGGAACAACTAGTTGCCATCACCCTCCTGCACACCAAATAGATTTAGAAGAGATAAAAACAAATCCTAGTGCTATACACAATAGTAGACACAAAAAGAAAATGCGTGACATGATGCAAACAGGTTCACGTCCTAAAGAGTGTGAGTATTGTTGGAAGATTGAGGACATGGGTAAAGACGCAGATGGTAATGTACCTGTGTCAGACAGAGTATATAAAACAGTTATATATGAAGATAGAGATTTAGAATGGGCCGCAACAGCAGATCCTAACGAAGATGTAAATTTAAAAACATGTGAAGTTGCATTTGATAGAACATGTCAGTTAGCATGTAGTTATTGTAATCCAGCATTTAGTAGCACATGGGTAAAAGATATTCGTACTAACGGAGGCTATCAAGGTATTAAGAGTGATGCACGTGGACACTTTATTGATGACGCACCATACGCCGAACCTTTTGACCAAGGAGAAGATAATCCTTATGTGGATGCTTTTTGGAGATGGTGGCCCGAACTAAGTAAAGAACTAGAAGAGATAAGAGTTACAGGTGGAGAGCCATTAATGACTCCTAGCATATACAAATTGTTTGATTGGTTTAAAGAAACAGATGAACCCAATGCAAAAAACATGCGTCTTGCTATCAACAGTAACTTAATGGCTAAAGAAGGTTTACTTAATAAGTTTATAGATGCTACACAACACATAGACCACTTCCATGTATATACTAGTTGTGAAGCAAAGGGTCCACAAGCAGAATATATTAGAGATGGATTAGATTGGGAAATATGGACTAGCCAGTTTGAACGTTTTGCCACAGAGGCAAGATACGAAGGCGTACATATGATGATGACTATTAATGCATTGTGCTTAGATAGTATTACAGAGTTTTGGGATTGGTGCTTAGACATGAAACGTAAATATGGACATCATGTTCCAGGCATTAGTGTAAACATATTACGTTTTCCAAGTTTCCAAAGTCCACTAACATTACCAGACCATTTAAGAAAAATGTATCATGATGAGATAAGTGATTGGCTACAAGCAGTAAGGGACAAAGGTGAAAAGTCTGAGATAACAGGTGCAGAGTTATTGCAACCATGGGAGCAGGATCAAATTAGTAGACTAATAGAATATTTAGATGTTGTTAAGACTCCTCATAGAAATACAGCAGAACAAGATTTATTACACCATGACTTTAAAGTATTTTATGAACAATATGATGCAAGACGTGGATTTAATTTCAGAGAAACATTTCCAAGATTAACAGAATGGTATGATAGTATTGAAGTAAAAGATATATCAGACGATGAAATAAATGATATACAAGCACCAGATAGTGTTGGTGTAACTAATACATTATATGCTAAACGTATTGTAACAGAAGATGGTGAAGTAAAAGTTGTAGAAATGAAAGTGCGTGGACGCCAAACAGGTGAAAGTGATGATGACTATGATGATGAAAAATATAAAGACGACCCAGATTATAATCCAAATATAAAACGTAAGGCAGGCAGTAGTATAGGCTGGGACACAGAAGTTGATGGATTAGGCGGAACAGTAGATGAAGAAATATAGTGACGTACTGGATACATTATTTGCACATTGTGAAGACAAAACAGTTTTAGAACTTGGAAGTTTTGCTGGACACTTTACTAAAGAAATATTAAAACACAAACCTAAAAAAGTGTTAAGTGTAGAGCCTAACACAGATGTAGCACCTTTAAATGCAAATACATTTGTAGGTACAGCAAACGACTTTTATAAAAATAGCCACGGGAAATATGATGTTGTAGTGTGTATGGGTTTATTGTATCATTTACATAGCCCAATACATTTACTAGAACAGATAATTAATATAAGCGAACCTAAAACGTTAATCATAGAATCTATACATTGTATATTAAGCATAGATGAAGAAGAATTTAATTTACCAGGTAATGCATTTAGTGATAGAGGTATAAGTAATCCTTTTCAATTTAATTTTAGATTGAACGAAAAGGAAATTACTAGGCTTTTAGAAAGTGTAGGATATACACAAAAAATATTAAATGAATCTTACAATGATATAGATTTAACAGGCTGGGAAAAAAGTAAACATAATTGTTGGTCAGGAATATATGAAAAAAATTAAACCAAAATGGGAACACGGAAACGTTCATCCTGATTCAGAAAACAAAGTGTTTTGTACAGCACCTTGGACCCATACCTATATCAGTCCACAATCAGAAAGACGTATGTGTTGTGCTAGTAGAGAAGAACACAAATTCCAAAAACAATATATAGATGCCAGTAATGATGCAAAGTATGGTGCTGTAAAAGAGTCTGGTACTATAGAAGATTATAAGCAACATGTTGTTACACTTAAAGAACATTGGAACAGTCCATACATGATGGATATAAGAAAGAAACTTATGGCAGGTGAAAAGATTCCACAATGTGATGTGTGTAACGATAATTTGTTAAGTCAAAGTAATTACAGACAATGGTTTACAGGATTCTTGTTTAATGACAAAATAGACCAATGCTTTGATAGTACAGATGAAAACGGCTATACTACAATGGAGCCTATCAGTTTTGATTATCGTGTAAGCAACTTATGTAACTTTAAATGTAGAATGTGTGGAGAGCAACTAAGTTCTTCTTGGGAGGCTGAGAAAAGAAAACATGACCATTGGACTCCTGAGAATCAACCGTTCATGGTTCCGGAAAATAAAAAGATTATAGAAAAGTTTCAAAAGGAAGTTGTGGAAGAAGAGTTTTGGGATAGCATTTGCAGAGGTATTGTAGAAGAAATTTATTGGGTAGGTGGTGAACCTTTAATGTACGATATACATTGGCGAGCAATGAATAGACTTGCTGAAGATAATAATTTAAACAAAGTTCATTTAAGATACAATAGTAATTTAAGCAGAGTGCGTTATGGAAAGCATTACTTATATGATTGGTTACCACAAGCAAAAGACTGGACTATGTGTGCAAGTATAGACGGTATAGGACGTATAGGAGAGTTTATTAGAACAGGACTTGATTGGGAAGAGTGGGACCAAAACTTTAGAGAAGGTGTAGCATTACCAGGCGGCAACGATAAAATGCTAATGGATCTAACACTAACAGGACCAGGGCTATTTGGCTTACGTGATTTTGTAAACTATGCATTAGAACTAGATGTTAAAATAGAAACAAAGAATATGTTTGCATTCCATCCTGACATTGTGTTTAGTTTTATGAGTTGGCCCAGACACATATTAGATAGGATTGTGCGTAAACTAATAGAAGACCTTACACCTATTATAACACCCAAACAGCAAACAGTAATTAATCAACTTAATCAAATATTAAATACACCTACGTTTCAAGAACAGTTTCCTGATACAGCAGAGGATCAGTTCTTCAATGGTAGGCAATGGCAAAGAGAAATAGCAAGAATTAGAGAGGACGGTTACCCAGGTAACAGTATTACAATAGAAGAAATATATAGTGCGGACCCAGAACTTTGGGACTGGTGGAGTCGCACAGACCCGAAACACAACAGCAGGTAAACATGTTAGACTATGTAACATACAATGACGCATTAGTTTGGAGAATAAACGAAATACTAAGCACTAAGTCATTAAAGTATAAAGACACAATAGACAAAATAGATGAATTCTTTGTTGTATCAACATTGGCTACAGGTGACGATATGGGTGGACTATCCAGTGACCATAGCAGAATACTTGCAGACAATAATCAGTTAGTGAGTATAAGTCCATACATAGCAGAAGGCAATTTTACAAATGTCTTTGTAGCAAGAATATTAATGTCGGAAGACCACAAACTTTTAGACCTTAAAAAATTATGTGAAACATATCCAGACAAAACATTTTATTTTACCACGGGCATATCTACATTTCCTTTAAATGATAAAAATGTTTCATATGAAAACATAATAGAACAAATTGTAGAACTTGATTGTGATAACATACATTTTTGTTTTGTAAATGGTTGGGACATGTACACAGACACATATCTTGATTTTGATAGACTTGAAAAGTTTAAACATTGTTTTAGAAATTGGCCCGAAGAAAAATTAAAGTTTTTAATGTGCAATAATAAAATTGTGCGTAAATACAGAAGAGCATTTCCAAATGCAGATGTACAATACTATACAATATATCATGCTAGAATATTTGACAGTCCAGGCAAAAAGAATTTACCTAAACGTATTGTAGAAAAAACTAAAAACAAAATAAGAAAAAAGAAAACCATTTGTTTAAATAATTTTGAGAAGAGACATAGAAGTGAAATTGTTGATTGCATAGAAAATTTTAAAGATGACATATACTATTCGTACAGAGAAAAAGAAATATACTTAGAAAAAGAAATAACTCCAAAATTTAAACGACTGTTTGACCATAATTTTATGCGTAATCAAGATTCTGTTCCATGGAGAATTATATCAAACACATATAGTTGGATAGCAAACGAAACTTTATTTTATGGCAGTCATGATCCTGTAGGTTCTGAAAGTCCTAACGGTTGGGGAACATATAATGACCAATTACAAATAATAGAAGGCTTTGTTACAGAAAAAACATTCAAAGCATATTATTATGAACTGCCTGTGCTTGTTGTAGGATTACCTAGGACTTACAATCATTTAAGAAGTTTAGGCTATGCAACGTTTCCAGAGTTTTGGGACGAGTCATTTGATACAGTTGAGGACGATGCTGTTCGTTTAGAATTAATTAAACGTGAGATATCAAAATTTTTAGAAAAGCCAATTGAAGAAATACATGACATATTTTGGAGTAAAGAAGTTCAAGAAAAAATAGAAATCAATAAAAATTTATTTTTAAATACTGCAAAACAAGATCCATTTAGTCGTTCAGCATTAAAGGTGAAGTATGGCTATTAGTATTAAATCTATAAAGTTTAAAAGAGAAGACTTCGAAGATACTAGATATAATCATGCGTCTAATTTCCAAAGAAGATTTTTAAATGATCCAAAAGCAATGGAGTCGGTACACGATATCTTTAGTGTATATGCACAACTAACAGATGGAGTACCAGATGTAGTTGAGTTCAAAGACGTAAACCTAATGCGTAATACAGCATACTTTGAGATGTCTACGTTTCAATTTTTTGCATTAAAAGACAGAAGTTGGATTAAAGATAAAAATATTATTGTAACAAACATGTATGAACCTTGGATAATTGGTATTCCATTTGACGACCAATTAGATATGATGCCTAGAGTTTTTGATGATCCCACATTGTTTGATTGTGTAGACACAGCAAAAAGTTTTACATTTGTACTCGACAATATGGACCCAAGGTTAAAAGAACGTTATCCAAATATAAACTGGGTATGTCCTAACATGTGGCACAGCGAAGCCTTTTTAAGTTTTACTGATGCTAGTTCAATTATTAGAGCACCTTTTATAGAACATGTAGACATGAATGCATTCATAGATACTAATACACATAATAACAAAGAACATGACTTTACATGTTTAATAGGAAAAGAAAAACCACACAGACTAGACTTTTGGTTTAAACTAATTAACAACAGTTTAGTAGAACATAATATTGTAGGCAGTTGGGCAAAGCATATTATTAATCCTAAGTATGAAGACGAGCCGGATCAAGAAAAAGATAGAATTATAAAAAGACAATGGATAGAAAAATCTAAAGTTTGGATTGCATTAGAATCTTTTCCGGAACAGCAAAATGGAATATATCCAATAACACAAATTACAGAAAAAACATTTAAGCCTATACGTTATGGCATGCCTTTCTTAATACATGGTACAATACATACATTGGATGCTTTAGAAGATATGGGATATAATTCTTATAAAGAAATTTTTGGCAACTACATAGACGAAGATTACAAGACAACTAATAACAACATTGTGGAAATAATTAAAAAGATTGATTCATACGATTGGCATAGGATAAGAGAAATAGCAAAACAAAATATACTTACTTTGCAAGAATGGGATAAGAAAAAATATTTTGAAAGTATCTTACAACAGATATGCACATAACAGATAAAAATATTGTAGACTTAGCAGAAGTATATAAAACTGGAACTGTTAGTAGAAAATATCTCATACCATGGATATCCAACAAGTTAGGTATCAGCGATAACTACATTATAGTAAACGACAACCTTTATACTCAAGAACTGCCAGAACTCGAACAGTTCGATACTATAGTGTTAGACATGAGTCACAACCCTGTAGACTCAGTAGGACACCTGGAGTTAGTGCAGTCTTTTGTTGATAAGCATAGCAGTAAAAAAGTAATAGTACTCAGCGATGATGCTAATGAGAAACATTATACATCTTATTTTCACTTGCGGTACAGTCGAGCAGTTTATCCTTTTGAAGAAAAGCCTATAACACAAAAATTTTCCTGTCTTAATTCTGTACCTAAAATACACAGACTGATTACACTTAACAAAATTTATCAGTATAATCTACAAGATTCTGTGTTACATAGTTTCCTTTGGGATAAGCAGGAGCATAATAGGAATCACTTGAAAACAGATTATTGGAAACAAGATATTATAAATTATGCTGATGAATACAATTATTTTTCTAATACACTCAAGCATATTTGTCCTATTACTATAGATGACAATGCTGACAGAAACCCATACCTCAATGACCACACCGTGAGCAGTCCTGCATACAATCAAACAGCACTACATGTTATAACAGAAAGTTCGTTTACTCGACTCTTTTTTACAGAGAAAACATGGAAGCCTATATATGCAAAACAATTATTTCTGTCTATAAATGCACCAGGCTCTATAAAAAAATTAGAACATTTTGGTTTTGATGTTTTTAGAGACTTCATTGACCATTCATATGATGAAGAACAGGACTTAGTAAAACGTATTACAATGTGCGTACAAGAAATCGAGCGACTTAACGATAATATTATGGACATATATCATAATACAGCACAACGCCGGGCCGCTAATTTTTTACATTTGCAAAGTGACGAGTTTAGGAATCAAGTAGAAATAAGCATTTAATAACAAATCACAACTTAAATACTATGTTTATTTTAGATGATAAATATACTAGTAGTTAATTCTACACACACAACAAACTAAATTAGGAGATAAAAATGGCCTCAATCGGATTTATCGGCGTAGGCAAGTTAGGACAAGCCTGTGCTGAAATGGTCGCCGAGGTACATGATGTTGTTGGGTATGATATTAACCCTGTAGAGCCTGAAAACTTTGCAATGGTTAATAAAATGGAAGATGCTGTAAAAGGTAAAGACATAGTCTTTGTTGCAGTTCAAACTCCACATGATCCACAATATGATGGAAAGGCACCTACCAGCCATTTACCAAACAAGGACTTCGATTACAATACTGTAAAAAATGTTCTTAGCCAGGTAAATGCTGTGGCGACAAAAGAACAACTAGTAGTCCTTATATCAACTGTCTTACCAGGTACAGTAAGACGTGAATTTGTTCAACTTATAGGCAATGCAAGATTTGTCTACAACCCATACTTAATTGCTATGGGTACAGTTAAGTGGGACATGGTTAATCCAGAGATGGTAATGATAGGAACCGAAGACGGTTCAGAAACTGGAGATGCCAAACAATTAAGAGACTTTTATGATACCATTATGCAAAACGAACCCAACTATGTAATAGGTACATGGGACGAAGTAGAATGTATCAAAGTCTTTTACAATACTTTTATTAGTGCAAAAGTAAGTTTAGTAAACATGATACAAGACGTAGCAGAAAAGCAAGGCAACATCAATGCAGAAGTTGTATGTGATGCTCTTGCTAACAGCGACAGACGTATTATGGGACCAGGTTATATGAAGCCAGGTATGGGCGATGGTGGTGCTTGTCACCCTAGAGACAACATTGCTTTACGTTTTATGGCAGAAGAACTTGGATTAGGTTACGACTTATTTGATGCGGTAATGCGTAGTAGAGAAGTACAAGCAGAGAACATGGCTAAGGAATTAGTCAAACATACTTCAGGCTTTATGAAGGAGGGAGTTACTTATACTAGCAAACCTATAATTATTGTAGGTAAAGCATATAAGCCAATGGTTCCTTATGAAGCAGGTTCAAGTAGTATGCTTGTAGGACATTATGTCCAGGAGTTAGGTGGTACACTATATTACTACGATGAGCAAACAGGTGACATACCTCCAGTAGAAGTACTAAGTCAACCAGCAGTATATTTACTAGCACATAATCCTCAAGTCACATATGGTGAACAGTTAGATACTGTACCTGGGTGGTATGGTAATCATACTACAACAGGTGAGGAAGCCAGTTTTATTACAACTGCTAATGGTAGCAACTTAGGTTTTGCTGAAGGAAGTGTTATCATAGACCCATGGAGAAAAACTCCAGAAGCGCCAGGAATAACTGTAATACATTACGGTAACACAAGGAATAGATAAGATATGATTACGGATCAGGAAATACTAGATTATATCTTTGCTAAGTGGGGTAAGAAAGAAGAGATGCGTCAGTTAAATGAACAGTATCGCTATACCCCTCCTTATCCTACTTTGCATCTAGAAGATTTTATTCCTGAAAAAGTATCACAAGCACTTTACGAAGAAAGTTTAACTATACCCAAACAGTATTGGTCAACCTTTACTAGAGCAGGTAGTTATATGGAAGAGTGCAAGGATTTAGAAGAGGCACCAGTTGCCCGAGCAGTTGTAAGTGCAATGCATAGTAAACCATTTTTAAAATGGTTAAGCAAAATATGTGACGTACAACATCTACTTCCTGATCCGTATCTTGTGGGGGCGGGATACATGAAAAGTTACAAAGGTGATAGTTTAAAAATACATACAGACTTTAATTGGAACGAAGAATGTCAAACACACAGAGCATTAAGTTTAATACTATACTTTACACCAGAATGGGAAAAGGATTGGCATGGTGACTTACAGTTTTGGGATTTTGATAAAAAGAAAAGAATAACAAGTTACCCACCAATGATGGGCAATGTAGTTGTATGGAAATATCATAAACGTGGCTTCCATGGACACCCAAATCCAATTGACTGTCCTGATGACAAATTTAGAGTAGGCTTTAGGTTATTCTATTACATCAGTGATAGTATTCACGATTGGCGAGACCCACCACACAAAAGTTTATATTGGTATGACAAAGATAAGAATCAGCCATACCATGTAGATTCAGAATACGGACATGGAAATTTAGATGATAAAGACTCTTAACCCAAACAACAATTGGTGGATGCATGGCTATAATAATCCACTCCACTCTGACGAAGTAAAAGAAACAGGCTTTCAAACACTTGATATAGCAGATGTTCCAGCAGAAGCATTTAAAGGTGGCTATGCTATTCAAGATGAGTATGTAACAAAAGAACTTGTTGACTATATGAGGTCAACAAATTGGGATGGCTTTTTTGTAGCAAATGGAGTACATCCTATACAAGATGAATTCAGAGAAATATTTAAAAGATGGATTTACAGTAGCACACTTAACAATGTGAAATTTGATAATCTAAATTTTGCTTCTATTACAAACGGAACATCTGAAGCATTTACAATGTTTATGCTTAGACACAATCAAAGAAGATTCAAATTCTTTCAAGGTGATTTTATGATGCATAAAGTTGCAAGTAATGTTGCAGATGTGGATTGGGAATGGATAGATGATAACGGAACAATAGAATATGGAGATGCTTTAATAGTAAGTTGTCCTTTCAGTGATACTGCAAGGTTCCCAGATGACTTTGACCGTTGGATGGACTTAGCAAACCAGTGTGAGGTTCCAGTTTTACTAGACATGGCATACTTTGGTACATGTGTAAACATAGATATTGATACAGAAAGATATCCTGCTATAGAAGAAATTTGTTTTAGTTTAGGTAAAACATTTCCTATTATTGGAGCAAGAGCAGGTATAAGATACCAGAAAACATTAGTAGATGATCCTGTAACCTTTGGAAATCAAAACGGTATAGTAAATAACTTCGCATGTAAAATAGGTGTACATTGTATGAACAACTGGACTCCAGACTACATACCACATAAATATTACGATGCATACTATGATTTATGTTCTGCACACGATTTGTTAATCACTAATAGTGTTCTGTGGGCACTCAGTCGCAATGCAAAATATAAAGATATAAACAGAGGAAATTTAACAACAAGGCTCTGTTTAAGTAAATTTGTTAAAGAAAATTATGACAACAGCCAAGCAAAATAGATTCGGGTTCCAATATCAGGCACACGAAGAAAAGCAACTTTTTGATCCAGACTACAAGTACTGTGCCTTGCTGTGGAGTCATATCAGTAATGAGCCGGGCGGTACTGTAAGAACTTGTTGTATTGCTACAGAAAGAATTAAAGATAACCAAGGACAAGATTTTAACTTGGGAGAACATGGTATGCTTGATATTTTAAAAAGCGATACTATGCGAGAGTACAGAAATCAAATCAGGAATGGACAAGACATAGGCAACTGTCAAACATGTTGGATAGATGAAGATAATGGTAAAGTATCTAAACGTATGCAGTACAATGATTACTACAAGCAATGGTACGGCAAAGATGCTATAGTGTGGGACGAAGAACCAGATAGATTAATAGACGCACAATTAATATTTGATAACACTTGTAACTTAAAATGTAGAAGTTGCAATACAAACTATAGCAGTAAATGGAAAGAAGAAGCAGTAGATAGAAATATTCCTTTTTGGGAAACTACAGCAAAGATACATATGAACGATATGGAGAATAGTGCATTTTGGAAAACAATGGACGAGTGGACTTCTGAAGTATTACGTTTAGAAATAATGGGCGGTGAACCTTTTTATATGAAAGAGTTCAAACGTTTTGTAGATATACTAATTGAAACAGGTAGGTCAAAAAAGATAGCACTCACACTTAGCACTAATGGAACTATTGCAGACAAAAACTTTTTAGATAAGATGGCAAAGAACTTTAAGGACTTGGCATTTAGTGTAAGCATAGATGGTATAGAAGACAGGTTCACATACTTACGACATCCAGGTGATTGGAGTGAAGTAAAACAAAATTTAGATTACTATTATGAATTGCACAACAGTGAGTATCCAGTATTTGTACAAATTACACATACTGTAAGTGCATTAAATATAATGTACTTGCCAGAGTTTCACGATTACTTTAAACAACATTATCCAAACTTTAAGATATGGAACAATGCTGTACACTATCCTAAATGGATATGTGCAAGTGTATTGCCGGCTAATGCTAAAAAAATAATTACAGACAAACTATTAAGACATGAATGGTTGCCTCAATACAAAAGTGAGATACAAGCATTAATAGATTTTATGAACTCTCCACTATATGAGAATGGTTCTAGTGTAGTAGATAGTTTAAGAAATAAGTTCGATGAAAGTAAATTAAAATTCTTTGACGAACGTAGTATAGAAAAGAAATGGGAAATTTTTAAATCACAAATAGTTGGAGGTGATATATACAGAGAAGAAAACTTTGTTCAGGTATTTCCTGAACTGTATGAATTAGTTAAATCATCATTTGATTATATTCATGAATATGAAACTGTGTCGACAGCAGGGTTCCTGCCTGTCAGTCAAGGGGAGTATAGCAATTGAGTAGACCAGATACATTTTGCCCACTACCTTGGCAACATTTAGCAACACATCCGCACGGTGGCGTGACACTATGTTGTATAAGTGACCATACTGACGGCTTGAACCGAGCAAGGAATTATAAGGAGGAACACAACGAATTCTTTGATTTAAATAAACAAACGATAGAAGAACATATGAATAGTGACTACTATAAAGAAGTTCGCTTAGATATGTTAAATAATAAGATGCCTAAGGCATGTATGAGGTGCTACAATGAAGAAGATAAAGGAATTAAATCCAAACGTGACCATGAGAAAACAGTTTTTCCACAAAACTCCTTTGATTGGGCGAGTGGGATTACTAGGGAAGATGGCAGTATTCCTATGGACCTTCGTTTTGTTGAGTTGCGTCTTGGTAATGTATGTAACGTCCGCTGTCGTACTTGCAATCCGGCAAGTAGTAGTAAGTGGTTGGAAGATTACAAAGACATTGTTGAGAAAGCAGACTTCATCAACAAAGGTTACTTAGGATTAAATTTTCCTGAAGACTTTAAGTGGGCAGAGGATGATAATTTTTATGAAGACTTATATAACTCTGCTCCAAATTTAGAAGTACTTTATATTAATGGAGGAGAACCAACATTAATAAAACAACATTGGGAATACTTACGAAAGTTAGTAGAGAGTGGTAGAAGCAAAAATATTACACTATGGTATAATATTAATTGCACAATGTTACCACCAATTGCTTTGGAACTATGGCCCGAGTTTAAAGAAGCAAGGATTTGTCTTAGTATAGATGACTTACATGAACGTAATGCATTTATAAGAACTGGAACAAGTTGGCAGGCTGTAAATAATACAGTCAGTAAACTTTTAGATAATAAAGATAAATTAACATTAAGGATAACACAAACTGTGAGTGCATATAACTATGCGACATTACCTGAGTTTTTCGAATGGGCAAACAGCATTGGGATAGAGGTTGACATGAACTTCGTGTATGATCCTGATTACCTAAGTCCTGCGGTAATACCGGTTAAGGCGAGAGAGTTGATACATACAAAATTTAGAGAAGCATTGGGTAATGACCACAAACTCGGAACGTTATTAAGCATGTTCAATAATGACGAATGGGACGAGTTGAAGTGGGAACAGTTTTGTCGTTACAACGATTTAATGGATAATAATGATAAGAGTGACTGGAGAAAAATATTCAGTGAGCTCGTAAGCAAGGTAGAAGAAAGTGGAAATACTAGCATTTACTAGACCTAAGTTAGTAATACTTAGATGCTTAATGCATTTAGGACTTGCTACGGCTGTGGTACTAGGACCAAGCAACTACTGGTGGATATCACTAGCAGTATATTTTTGGTTTGCAAGTATAGGTAATAGTGTTGGGCAACATAGATACTTTGCTCATAAAGTATTTAAAACTAATAAGTTTTGGGAACGAATATTAATAGTAAGTGCAACGTTGGCAAGTGTAAGTTCTGTATTTGGTTATATAGTAACTCACAGAGAACATCACAAATACTCTGACAAAGAGTTAGATCCACATAGCCCACATCATATGAGTCTGTTTCAAAGTTGGACATTAGACTTAACAGATACAGGACGTTGGAATTTGCGTAATGCAAAAGACTGGATTAAAAATAAAGATGTAATGAATGCACATCATTATTTCTTTGCATACATATTGGCATACTGTTCTATACTAGCAGTAATAGATCCTATGCTAATAATTTATGCATACCTTGTGCCAGCAAGTTTATGTGTATGGGCAACAGGTGCCTTTAACACATGGGGACATGGCAAAGGATTAAAGTGGTTGGGATATAGAACATGGGACACAAAAGATGAAAGTGTAAACCACCACTTAGTAAACTTAATAACATTTGGAGAGGGTTGGCATAACAACCACCATAACAAACCTGGTGCTTGGCATCAAGGAGGAGAACGTTGGTGGGAGTGGGACTTGAACGCATGGATAATAAAATTAATAAAACAATAGAAGAGATTAAAGAGTTAGCCAAAGGCGATGCGTTTTGTATCCTACCATGGATACACATGCACCCTTGGCCCGATGGCAGAGTGTTTACTTGTTGTTTAAGTGAACACCATAGTCCAATCGGTAACTTAAATGAAATGGACTTAGACGAATGTTACAATAGTGATAACATGAAAAAGTTTAGACTTGATATGTTAAATGGCAAACGTATAGACAACTGTTCTAGATGTTGGGAGTTAGAAGACATAGGACATGACACTCTGCGTAAACGTAGCAACAGTGAATTTATTTCAGAAAAGTTTGACATACATAAAAGTAAAGCAGATATAGTACAACAAACAAATGTAGATGGTAGTGTAGACAAAGTACACTTAACTTATATGGACATACGTTTTAGTAATATCTGTAACATGAGATGTAGAACATGTGGACCTGATTTAAGTAGCCAGTGGTTCCATGATGCAACGGACAGTAAGTTTAATAGAACTCCTACAAACCCTACACCCATACTGCAAATAAGAAAAGGTAATACAGAATTTATGGAACAGTTTGATCCATACTTAGATACTGTGGAGAAAATATATTGGGCAGGTGGTGAGCCATTGATAATGGACGAGCATTGGTATATAATGAACAAGTTAGTAGAAATGGGCAGAACCAAAAAAGATACTCCTATGAGAATTTTTTATAATACAAACTTTAGTAAATTAGTTTATAAAGAACAAGACGCCATAGAGTTATGGAAAAAGTTTGATGAGGTAAGTGTTGGTGCAAGTTTAGATGCAGGATGGAAAAGAGGAGAGTATCTGCGTAAAGGTACCATATGGAATGAAACACTTGCTAATAGAGAACGTATGAAAAAAGAACTGCCCGATACAGATTTTAATATTAGTTGTACTGTCAGCATGTTTAATGCTTTAGATGTATGCAACTTTTATAGAGAACTATGTGATATAGGATTCATAGAGCCAAAAGACTTTGGCGTAAACATTTTACTTGGTAAGCATGTTCACAGAGCAACAGTATTACCTGAACACATGAGAAAGCAAGTACAAAAGAATATTGAAGAAACATTAGAATGGATTGGAGATAGAGATACCGTAGGTCGTGTAACAGACACGTTTAAAAGTTTACATCAGTTTATGGATGGCGATGATAGTCATTTATTATCTGATAGTTTACAAGAAGCAAAAGAGATGGATAGGTTTAGAGCAGAGAACTTGTTCCAAGTGTTTCCTGAATTAGAAGATTTAAGACCGTGGTATGATGAGGAACGAGATGACTAGACCAGAACATTTTTGCATATTGCCTTGGATAAACCAAGAGGCTCGCACCAATGGGGAGATTGGTGTGTGCTGTGTAATGCAAGAAACAGCACCAGGGATAAATTTAGCAGATGGTCATACATTAAAAGATGCATGGGATAGCGAATGGTTAGCAAATCTTAAGCAAGACTTTTTAGATGGTAAAAAGCCTGAGTCATGTTATAACTGCTGGAACGAAGAAGAAGCAGGTATAGAAAGTAAACGATTACGTGAACTTAAAAAGTTTCCTCATCATATAGATAATTTAGAACATACAAAGCCTAAGAGCATGGATTTAAAATTAGGAAATATATGTAATACCAAATGTAGAATATGTACAGGCTTTGCTAGTAGTCAATGGGTACCAGAAGAAATAGAACGTGATGGTGAAACTAATCAGTTTGCACACCTCATGGGTAGACTAGGACGTTGGCCCGAACTAAACGAAAAGTTTTGGGACGACATAGAAAATCAAATTGAAGAAGTAGAAAGTTTAGAGTTTTTTGGTGGTGAGCCTTTCTTAATAAAAAGACACTTTGATATATTACAAACACTTGTAGACAAAGGTAGAGCAAAAGATATTACGTTAAGTTATAATACAAATGGTTCTATATATCCAAAACAACACATGGACTTGCTAAAAGAATTTAAAGATGTACAAGTGTTCTTTAGTATAGACGGAGTAGGTGAAAGGTTTAATTACATAAGACATCCACAACAGTTCGATGAAGTAATAGAAAACTATTGGAAGTTTAAGAATACAAACTTTATTAGAACTAATGTTTTCTATACTGTAAGTATTTTTAATGTTATGTATATGGATGAATTATTAAAGTATGATGCAGAACATAACATAGATGGTGAGATACATTTTAATATGGTGTATGTACCACAGCACATAAGTCCTAAAGCATTACCTAAAAATATAAAGAATGTTATAACAGAAAAGTTTAGAGGAAACAATGATCCAAGAATACAAAGTACATTAAACTTTATGAACCAAGAACACTATGACGGATACATGGATGAGTTTGTTAGACAAACAAGTTTCAGTGACAAGTATAGAGATGAAAGTTTAGCAGATACGTTTCCTGAATTATGGAAATATATGGAGCCATACTTTAAAGCAGAAAGTCAGAATGCTATGGAACTAATGGGTACTATGGACGAAATAAAATTATTAGATAAGCACGACAGGATATGAGTAGAGTATTATTAAAAACATCAGGTAGAACAGGATCGCATTTGCTGTTAGACGAGTATGAGCAAGACGGATATAAAGTTTACTTTACAGCAACGCATGAACAACAATCCTTATATGAATATCAAATAACTGAAAGTTTCTTTCCATTTGATTTTGATTTTATAGTGCAATGTCATTTAAAACAATTACCAGAACAAACACAGGATTGGGATTTGATTGTAAACACTAGAGGAAATATTACTAGCCAAATATGTAGTAGTATTGTATCTCATCACACAGATGTTTGGCATGGAGTTGCAGACTTACCTGAAAAGATTGTAGTAGACAAGCAAACAATTAAACGAGAAGTAATTAGACATGTGAGTTTTAATACATATATGAAATATGTAACTAAGTTTCTTCCTTGGAAATCTATAAAGCATGTTACTATGGAACAATTACTACAAGAAGATTGGAGTCATTTAGAACACAAGAAGTCTATAAAGCATGAGGACGCAATAGAAGATTATGATAATGTAAGAAAATTTATTACTAACTGTCATGCAAGATACTCAGACATAGCAGTTGCATATGGTAAAATAGAATTTGATACAAGGTATGGAGACAAACATGACATATAGTAAAACGTTTTGTCCTTATCCTTGGATACATGTAATGACACAACCTAGCAGTACTGTAAACTTTTGTTGTGTTGCTAATGGACAGATAAAGAATGATGACGGAAGTATATTGATGTTAAACAAAGGTGATGACATAGGCACAGTTTGGAATAACAATCATTATAAAAAGATAAGACGTCAAATGATAGAAGGCGAACGTGTAGACGGATGTGAGCCTTGCTATGATTTAGAAGATTTAGGAATACCTAGTTATAGGGAAAACTATATAAAGGACTGGTTAGGCTTTCATCCTAATGCAGAACAAATACAACAAATTATTGATAAAAGTATTGACAATGATTATGTGGTGGAAGAATCACCACAGTACTTAGATTTTAGATTAGGAACATTATGTAACTTGCGTTGCAGAATGTGTCAGAGTCAAAACAGTAGTGCCATCTATAAAGAATTAAAAGATGAGGAATTATATAATGAAGAAGAAAGAAAGTTTATCGTGGAAACAAGTCATTGGAATGATTTCAGTGATTACACTCAGCCTTGGTTTGATGATCCTGGGTTCCTTAGCACAGTGGAAACATGGTTGCCTAGTGTCAACAGGCTTTACTTCACAGGGGGTGAGCCCACAATTATCCAACGTGTGTATTGGATCCTCGAAAAATGCGTCGAGCTCGGAATAAACGATAATATAGATTTAGTATTTAATAGTAATATGACAAACATACAACCAAGGTTTTTAGACTTAATAGCCAAGTTTAAAGATGTGTTGATGTGTTTAAGTGTTGATGGCTATGGAACAACAAACGAATATATTAGAAGTGGAAGTACTTGGAGTATTGTAGACAAGCATATCAGAGACTATGCAACATCTGATGTTGTTGGTAATATATTGTTTAGTCCAGTTGTACAAATATATAACATACTAACAATAACAGACTTACTTGACTATGCAGAACAGATACTAGCAGACACAGGACGTAGAATAGATATTAGTTTTTTATTAAACAACTATCCTAAATGTTTAGACATAAGAAACTTGCCTAAGGATATAAGAGTTGAAGCACAAACAAATTTACAGCAATGGTTAAACAAAAGCACATACTTTGATAATGATGAACGTAACAAGCAAAGTATATTAGGATTAATCAATGCATTAGATGACAGTAATGTAAATGACGATGCAGAACAACAAATGGAAATATTTAAAAAGTACACATTACTATTAGATGAGAAAAGAGACCAAAGCATAGAACAAAGTTTGCCACAACTATGGAGTAGATTAAATTGGACATAACAAATAAAAAGTATATGTACGCAGTAGGTTGTAGCCATATGGCAGGCAGTGAAGTTATAGAGTTTGGCAATACTGCTAGAACACACGAGTCTATTAAATATGCATGGCCCGGACTGTTAGCAAAGCATTATGGATTACATTACATTAACGATTCAGAGCCAGGTGGCAGTAATGAGTATATGGTTAGAAGTGTAATGCATTTTGTAAACAAATGGCTAACACAAGGCAGGGAACCTAGTGAACTTGCAGTAGTAATAGGATGGACTACAGACGAACGTATAGAATTTACACATGAAAACAACAACACAATGGAACACTTTCATTGGGCCAATGGTTGTGATTGGAGACCTTTCTATAAAGAAGGTAAAGGTCCTAAATTTGAGAACTGGTTTAAAGCATTGCAATTATATCATACCGACTTTGACTTCGGTAGAATTAAACGTGTAATAAATATTACTTTACTAGATGCTTTTTTAAAAAGCAACAATGTAGAATATATTCAAGTTAATAATTGTGCTAAGATGGATGAAGGGCAATGGGAATTTTTAAATATAGAGCACATGCTAAAAACATTTCCATTTGATACATTTATAGAACCGTATGATAGTTTTGTTGACCAATACAAAGACACACATAAAGAACATTTTTCAGATTGGCTACATGCAGATAAAGTTGTACATGAAAAATACTTTAACAAAATAAAACAAAGGTTAGATAATGAATAAAGACAAAGAAGACATGAACGGATTAGGCGAACCTGATAAGGTCGTTGACATGGGAGACTTGCAAGGCAATCCGATTACAGACAACACACAGAAGGACGTGGACGTAGACTTAGATGACGTTGAATTATCAGAAGAGGAAGAAGAGTTACTTAAAAAGAAACTTGAACAGATTCGAAAGAACGATCCATTTATATATAGATGAGAATATTAGGAATTAGTAGCATGTTTCATGACGCAAGTACATGTGTCATAGAAGATGGCGAAATATTATTTGCTGGTCATTCAGAAAGATACAGCAGAGTCAAAAACGATGCATACTTAAATCAACGTCTTATGAAGGACACATTAAAGTATGGATTACCAGACATTATTGTTTTACATGAAAGCAGTAAACTAAAAAACAAACGTAGACTAAAACAATTCACTTGGGCAAGTATCAAAGCGGCATTCACAGAGCCAACTGCTGAAGAATGGATTGAAAAGTTTTATCCACAGTTGAAAGGTATCCCAATTATTAATTGCTTACATCACGAAAGTCATGCGGCGGCTGGTATAATGACAGCACCTGAGCATTTTAAAGATGCAGTAATAATGACTATAGATGCTATAGGCGAATATCAAACATCAACAATATATCGTTGGGGTAACGACAACTATGGTAAAACTAAAATGGAGTTACTACATGAAACAAACTATCCTAACAGTTTAGGTTTATTCTATAGTGCTATTACAAGTGCTGTAGGTTTAAAACCTATGGAAGATGAATACATCTTAATGGGTATGGCGGCATATGGTAATCCTGTGTATGCAGATAAAATAAACAAAGAACTATTTAAACATGAAAATGCAGATGATAACTTGCATGAATGTTTACACACAATTAATATGAGTAAAGGTTTGCCAAAGAAGTTTATGACTGAAGAAGCATTACAAGATGAACAAGTACAGTTTGACTTGGCGGCTAGTGCCCAACAAGTGTGTGAAGAAAGAATTATGGCTTATGCTAGATTGGCTTGGACATATACACAGAGCAAGAACTTAGTGTTCATGGGTGGTTGTGCATTAAACTGTGTCGCTAACAGTTTATTGTATGACCAATACCAAAACGTTCACATAATGCCAAACCCAGGAGATGCCGGAAGTGCCTTAGGTGCCGCGGCTTTAGCCTATCACAAACAAACAGGTGAGAAAGTAAATTGGCAAGGACCGTTCTTAGGTTACAACATAAAAGGCGAATGGCCCAAAGAGAAGTTTCTAGAGAGTATGCGTAAAGGACAAATATTTGGAGTTGCTAATGGCAAAGCAGAGTATGGACCTAGAGCATTGGGTAATAGAAGTTTGTTTGCTGATCCTAGAGGTGATGAAATAAAAGATAAAGTAAATGAAATAAAACGTAGACAAAAGTTTAGACCTTTTGCTCCTATAGTTTTAGAAGAACACGCCAGCGACTGGTTTGAAATGCCTGGCGGAGTTATAGATAGTCCTTACATGCAGTTTGTGGCTAAATGCAAACAACCAGATATAATACCTGCAGTAGTACATGGGGATGGTACAAGCAGAGTGCAAACAGTTAATAGAAGGAATCATCCAGAACTATATCATGCTATGAGGCAATGGCATGCCGAGTCTGGGTGTCCAGTTGTTCTTAATACAAGTTTAAACATTAAAGGACAGCCTATCGTTAATACAGAACAAGAAGCAAAAGAGTTTGCAACTCACTATAAGGTCCCAGTCCATGTACAAGATGAATAATAAACAAGTAGTAAAGCATCACAGAATGAGTCAAGAACCTTGGCTCTATGATGAGTCATTGTCTGATGAAGAAAGAATGATTTGGAAATTAAAAGGCAAGTGTCATATATGTAGATACGATGTTAAACATCATAAAGATGATTGTCCGTTTAGTGATGTACAGTTATCGTTTGCCAGTATAGAAAGAGAACTTGAAAGAACATCTAGTCTAGAACATCTAGACCCAGAAGAGTTAGCAGAATACTTTAACACTAGAGAGCAAGAATATTAATGTACGATATATTTTACATTGGCGATAATGAATCTCTAAAAGATAGATTACCTTTTGCAACTCGTATTGATGATACAAAAGATATAAAGTCTAATACAAAGATGTATTGGCTTGTGGACAGTAATACTAAAATTACTGATTGGGAACTATTTGATTTTAAACCAGACGTACATACAGAAAACTTTATGCATGTATGGAAATGGAATCAAGAGAACTATGGCGGAGTAAGTCTTACGCCAAAGGGGGGAAGTGAGGAAACAGTATGGCACAACAAAGTTGTTTGTAAAAAATACTTTGATATACTGTTTGAAGGAGCACCAGGGAATTACTTTGAACAGAATGCTTATGCAACTCACGTATGGTGTGTAGATAAAGACTACATACTAAATGATGATATAGATTGGGCACCAGGGAATTTTGAACCAGACTATATCCACAGTTTCCATTTGCGTGGACAACTTGAACACAAGTATCCAGAACTTGAAGGGGGAGTTAAGTTATACCCACGCGAATGGTCATCTGCAGAAACTAAGTATCACAAGTTCTTAGATGCAAATGTTACATATCCTATACTGTATGTAGAAGATGTAAATGATATGCAACAACGTGATATACTAGAAGAAGATTATGTTTGGTTAATAGACAGAGATTATTCTATTAATGTTAAAACAGTTGATTGGGTACCTAATGCATTTGAATATAACTTCATACATGTATTTAAAATGCCATATCAATTAAAAGAAAAATATCCAATGCAAATGGGAGGTATAAGACTTGTACCAAAGGATTGGAAAGATGCACAAATTAAAATACACAAAGCATGTCCAATAGAAGATGAAGCATATGATGTGTTCTATATAGACAGTGATGAGTTTACACCTGACACATACAGCGAGTATGCAGAACGTAGTAAAACAAATTGGTTTTGGATTGTAGACAGAGAACATACATTTAACGGCAAGTTATTGTATGTGCCTGCAAAGCACGAAGAAGAATTTATACATGTATTTAAAGTACCAGGACATTTAGAAGAACGTTATCCATTAGACAACACAGACGCATGGGATATAAGATGTGGCGGTGTTAGATTAATGAATAAAGAGTTTGATGTAACAAGACACAAATACCAAGAAGATGTATGTCCTGTACGTTATGATATATTCTATGCAGATGATATAAACGATTATGAAACACCTGCAAGAAAAAGCAGAACTAAAATGTTCTGGTTAGTAGACAGTGAACATCAAATTAACGAGGAGTTTAGATATGTACCACAACAATATGACCAACGATACATACAGGTATTCAAGTTTCCAAATGACTTGGAACACAAATACCCAAGAGCCATTACGAATATCAGCGACAACAGAGCAGGAGGTATTAAACTTGTTCCTGTATCCTATACCGATGATGCCAAGTATGTGGACCAATCACCTGTAGGAGGAAAAGTTTATCCTATAGTATTTACAGATGATACAGACATAGTGCCTACAGAAGACAGTTGGATAGTGCCTACAGCATTTAAAGATGTAGTTAGTGTAGTGCCTTGGCAACCTAATGTATTTGAAAAACAAACATGTCATGTGTTTGCTAATGGATTATTAAAATGGATGCCAGCAGATTGGAATGACGAAATAAAGAATCATGACTTTAGTCCTGTAGTATTGGATATAGAATATGAAGTCTTTTCAACTTATGAGGAAGGTAAAGACAAAAGTTTGTTCCCATGGTTCTGGGTAGTGGATAAAGATGTAGATGTATTAGATGCATTTGACTTTAGTTTCCAACCTAATGTGTTCGATGAAGGTAAGGCTCACGTATGGCAAAAACTAAATCCTATAACTAACAAGCAATATGATTATGGTGGTGTTGCATTACGTCATAAACATGAAAAGAAAGGTAGACCTAAATACATACGAGAACCTGCCTGTAAGCAACGAGAATTTCCAGTGTACCACATACAGCCAAATGATATCAAGTGCGGCTTAGACGACGTCTACGAGCGTCTAGCAACACAATCTAACAGCACAATGATGTGGATAGTTGACAGTTTAGTACAACTAGAAGAGGACTTTGACTTTAGTTATTACCCTACTCAATACGATAAAGAGGTTGTACATGTATGGAAACACGATGGAACAAGCAGAGTTACTGGTGTAAAACTAGTGCCTACGGGCATTAAATTTGAAAGTCATGACACTATATTACAGAATGCATTCGATAAATTAAAGGAAATGCCCACTATTGCAAGTAAAGATATGACATGGCCCATAGAACAATTAACAGAAACTACAGTAAAAGGTGTAAAAGATATACTAGATTCGCACAAAGATGTGCAATATGTATATACAGTAGACCCAGATATTGATGTAGATACTGTGGAACAAGTTACACCACATGAGGAATTTTTAGATAATGTACACGTTTGGCAACGTACAAACAGCGAAGGACTAGTAATTGGACATGGTGGATTAAGGCTTTGGCCCACTAATTACGACATAGATTCACTAACAGATGAGCAAGTTACCACATGTAGCATACCAGAACAGTTGATATTAAGTGCTGTTGGCGGTACACAAAAGGAATATCCTGTGCATTATTTGTTAGAAGATGGCGATATATTACAACAATTAGCAGACATTGACAGTGGTTGTGATACCAATATGTACTGGATAGTTGATCCTTTTGTTACATTTACACGTGATTGGCAGTGGGATTTTATTCCTACTAAGTGGGAAGAACAAGTTGTTCATGTGTTTCAAGACACAAACGAAGACTTTAGAAGTGTAAGACTAGTACCTAAAGGAACATTTGATAAGAAACAATACACATTAAAACAAATAGTAAACAACAGTTTTAAAGATTTAAAACAAGTGTACAGACAAATAACAACACCTACAGCATGGCCCATATACTACTTTGGGCAAGGTGTAGTAGCAAAAGAACATGGCAGTATGGGATTGAAGTTTCAGTTAGAACAGTTTGGATGCCATGCAGAGAGCAAACATTTAAAATGTTTCTTTACTGTAGACGAACATACTATAGTGGATAAAGAGTTTAAGTTTACTTACACACCTAATTTGGATAACGTAAACAAAACACATGTATGGCAAAGAACAAATCAGAGAACAGGGTTGGTACATAGTTATGGGGGAATTAGATTGTGGCCCAACCCACCTGAAACAGCAATGGGTGACTTAACATCAGATAAAATACGTTTTAATAAAATTAAAGCAAACAGTTTACAGTATGTTAAGTCTATTGCAAGTAGCATAGAACCTTTTGAAATATACTGTATCAGTTACAAAGAAGATATCAAAAGTGTTGAACATAACATACAACTGGTTAATACTAAAGGACATTATGTACAACACATAAGAGGTGTTGAAGGAATATTTGAGGCACACAAAGCCTGTGCTGAGAAATGCAAAAGCAAAATGTTTTGGGTAATGGATGCTGATGCATTGATAAATGATGACTTTGATTTTGATTACATACCTGACCAATATGATTTAGATGTTGTGCATGTATGGGCAAGTGAGAATCCTGTTACAGGTGACCAGTATGGTTACGGTGGTGTTAAGTTGTTTAATACACAACAGGTTAGGGAAGCGACTAGTTGGGGACTGGACTTCACAACAGGATTAAGTACACGTTTTAAAAGTATGCCACAGATAAGTTGTACAACTAAGTTTAACATAGATGCATACAGCACATGGCGTAGTGCATTCAGAGAAACTGTTAAACTAGCATTAAGTAAAGATCCTGATGCAGACAGAAGATTAAACAAATGGCTTAACCCACTAGCAGATTGCGATTACTGTGATGATGCTATGTTAGGTGCTAACATGGGTAAAGAGTTTGCATTGGAAAACAAAGACAAACCAGATGTATTAAACAACATTAATGATTACGAATGGTTGGAGAACACATGGAAACAATTAAGTTAGACAGTTGGAAGGCAGTAAGCAATTACATAGACAAAGGGTTTTGGCAACCTGCACCTACATACTTTGAACACATAGTTCAACGCAACACATACTATCCACCACATGCATTCAGCAAAGGACAGTTAGCCAGTAAGAGTTGGTTACTAAAAGAATTGAATACCAGTGTGGTAGACCCTGCATTCGAAATTTCTCTGAGAAATGGTGTTGTGGGATTATCAGACCCCACAGTTGCTATACTAGGTTGTTGGATAGGCACTATGGTACACAGTTTACATCAGCACTTTACCATAGAAAGAATATATGGCATAGACAAAGATCCTGAAAGCATAGAGAAGAGTGAAACATTAAATCGAGACTTTGTGCAAGACGGATGGAAGTACAAAGGCGTTACACATGATGTTGACTTGTTGGACTGTAGTGATATGCATTTTGAAACAGGCGGAGAACTTATTAACTGTAAGCCTGATTGGATTATTAATACCAGTTGTGAACATATGAGTACATTATGGTTTGACAGCATAGATGAAGACCAACTTGTGATAATGCAAACCAACAACAGCGAAGAGTTTGCAGGTCATATCAATCCTGTTGACAGCATACAAGACATGCAACAGATGTATCCACTCAAGGACACTATATATGTAGGTGAAATGATTACACCAGCATACACCAGATTCATGCAGATAGGACACAAATGAGAAACATAATCACAGTATGCAAACGTGGAACTAAACGTACTAGGCTGTACACCAGCGAACATGTGAACATAATGAAGAACATGTTGGACAGACACGGCTGTGAATATGATAATTTTGTGTGTATATCAGACCAAACAGAAGGTATGCCCAGTGATATAGAACTGATAGCCATACAGGATATACCACAACATGAAGGTTGGTGGGCGAAAATAGAAACCTTTAATCCGAAATTACCAGTAACAGGAGACAATTTATACATAGATTTAGACTGTGTGGTAGTGGATAACTTGGATTGTATGTGGGATTACATGCCAGGTGAGCCTGTAAAACTGTACAATGTGAGTGATTTCTATGCAAATGCAGTAGGACACAAGTACAACAGTTCAGTAATTAGATATAGAATTTCGGACTTTACTTATATATGGGAACATTATCAAACAGATTATGCACAAATACAACGAAAATATTTCCATGGTGACGAACAATACACCAGTAATTTGGACAATAATAGCAAATGTTTTCCCAAAGAGTGGATAATTAATTATGAACACACCATATTACAGAAGGGATTACACCACATGGTCAGTTTAAAAACAGATATTACTGCCAGTGAAATACCCAAAGATGTAAAAATTATAGTGTTCACAGGCGGACATAAGCCTTGGAGATGTAAAGACAACACCATACAGGAGCATTATCAATGACACCAATCATGTTAGGCAAGCGATTAGTCAAGCAGATTAGTGATGTTGTGACTGATTACAGTGGCAAACACATGCCATTACCACCCAATCACATGAACATACACCGTAGTGTACACCCAGTACCCAGTGAACTAGTGTATGCTTTTGGGCCGAAGGTCATAAAAGACTTACGACTACGCACAGGATTCACTGTGAACATAGAGAGTATCAGCGGTGGAGGGGAGAGTCACAAGCACAGTTGGAGTGGATTTAAGGACAGACGTGCTTGTTTGATGATATACATAGGAGAGAATCCTACTGAATTGGGTTACACAGATCCAAGAAACAATGAGTTTCACTACAAAACTATCAGTGCAGGTGATACTTTTATACTAAGCACACACCATAACTTTCATTACAACAACGTACACAGTAGCACAGAAGCAGTATATGTGACTGTGAATGGTGATATGAGTTGGGAAGATACTGTGAGACACTGGCAACACACTTGGTAGTCTACCATTTATCCAAGTTTACACCTCTGGTATTGAATGTGCCCATTGCTCTGTTCTTTCTATAATCAAATGGAACACTCACACTAAATGGATCTGATATGCCTGTGCCTACCCATTCAGCAGTATTGTATATGGTACTGGGATTAACATGGTCCAGATACTTGTCCACAAACATGTCGTTTTTATCACACCACTGTTCTATTTCTTCATAGGTACCATATACCAGTGTACCCATTTTGTATTCGCTGTGGTCTGAATGTAATACTCTTGCTATCTCTTGATGGCTGATACAGTTGCTGGTCAGTTGTTCTCCAACTTCGTATCTGTTAGTTTGTTCGTTGTATGTTGCTTTGGTCATGCGTAAAAATTGCGTTAAGTTAAAAAAATGCGTTACGTTCGCAAGATGCGTAAAGAGGTGCGTAACGACCTAAGGTAATGCGTACCGTTAAGATACGCATTAACAATAACCGGAATGTTACTTCTTGGCTTTGTCACCAATACCCAAAATGTGAATAATGATGATTGCCACGATAAGTCCCACTAATCCTTGCTCGCCTAAACTAGCAACGATACCAGTGATGTTACCAATAACATCTCCTATGAACATGTTTGCTCCAAACAGTATGTTAGCAACTATGCCCAATCCTAGTAAACCTAGTAGTATTGATGTTAAACCACCAACTACTGAGTGTACTGTTTCAATTATACTATTCATAAAAACCTCCTATGAATTTAATATTGAACTGTATATTATACACTATATACAGAAATAGTCAACCTTTGCAATCCTAGTTGACAGTAGTATTTACTGTATATGTAGTGTTGAATTCAACATGTGTTTATGCTAATACCACTATAACAGTCGTATTGGGCTATAGAGAGGTAATAGTGTTACAATAGAGTGCAATAGTGCATACAGTAAGAACTTTAACTGTGTGAACTATGTGGGCATTTAAAGGGCCTATATGCTATCCCAAAAAACCTGTGTGCAAAATTTTTCGTTATAGGGGGTCCGATGAAGAGCATAGTTGTGTGCATAATTTTGGTATTTCCACCGATGCCCAAAATCCAAAAGTCAACCTTTACAGGCTGTAAGCCGGTACCCCCACCGAATTCTGAAAAATAAAATTATTCTTGATAATTTCTTTTTTGCCAGAACGTTATACTAGTGTGGGCAGTTGCTCCTGTACACCGTTAGCCTGCTCATAAGCATTAGCCAGCACATCAAATAGTGCATAGTGTGTGTTAATCATACTGAGCTCTGCTGGTGTGTTCTCACACCCATGTGTCCTAGGACCTACTGCCATATACACATCAGCATCCACATAGTTCCAATTAACAGCACCATTTG